GGAACGTGGGATTTCAGTTGCCATCTTTGTAAAGAACGATAGCGTCGGCGTAAGCCTCGGCGAGCTTGGAGTAGTTGATGGAGTAGAAGTTCCACTCGCGATCGTTGGATCCGAAGAAAGGCTCGCAGATCACAGCCGGGCACGGCGTCAGGCGAAGGAAACTTCCGCCGCGGTCGTTGGCGTCGATTGGCTTGGGTCCGCGGTTCTTGAAACCAGAGAAGTTCTTGGCGTGCGTGGAGATCAGACTGGCAGCAAGGCGAGCGCCTTTGTTGGAGCTGTGCCAGAAAAGATACTCGAAGCCGTTGGCGCTGGAGTCCGCGCTGTTGAAGTGGAGCTCAAGGGCGATGTCAGCTCCGTAGTTGGCGACCTGAGCAGCAGCGTCCCGCATCGCGGCAGAGTATCCTTTGCCCTTGTAGTGGTCGATGATCTCGGACTCGATTCCGCGCAGGCGAAGAGCCTCCTTCAGGAATCCAGCCAGCGTGTCATTGTACGCCCATTCCGTGATTCCTGATACGGATTCTGCTCCGTCGTCTCCATCGCGGCTGTGACCTACGCAAATTGCGACTTTCATGGGCAAATGATACCTGAAAGGGCATAGCAATACAACCTCAATCCCCGTGATAATGGCACTCTGGAGGCTTCTTGAATAAGTCTCCAAAGAACTTCCACGGGTATCCGAGCGTGGCGACCGCGCCCAAGTAGACGCCTGACAATGCGAAGCCCTCGCGCTTCATCAGCTCGTAGAAAATGGCGTTCGCCTCGGCCTGATCCAGCGGGAAGCAGTGTGCGTCGAGGTACTGATAAAGGGCGTCATGGACGACAGAGCCAGCGAGATTCGAGGCAGTGTCGGGGGTACCGATCCACTTGCCTGCAACCGCGATCTTTGGTGAGGAGCCGTTCCAGTTGTAGAACCGGCGAACGGTGATCGTGTCGCCGTCGAAGCTCAACCATTCGGCTCCGCGTTTGTCGCGGAAGGAGTGCGTGCCGAGCTTGCGGTCAACGCAGATAGAAAAATCTTCGAGAAGCTCGAAGCGATACTTGCTGCCGAACTTGGCGGGGAGTTCCCGGTAGCTCAGCTTACTTGTTGATGTTACCAGCACGGATCTAGGCGATTGGGTTGAGGGCTTCTGTGTGCTGCCCTTTGGCTATCACTTACGGAAGGCCCGAACCTTATCCGCAATCTTCTTAGGCTGCTTGACGAACTGCTCACCGCTCTTGTTGCCAGCGGCCTTGGCCCGGTTCGTTGCTGCCTTCTCTGCTAGGGATAAAGCTTTCCACGCAGCATCGGGCAGGTACCGCTTCTTGCCCTTAGACGGCTTGCCATCACTGGTCCGCCACTTCTGGGCTGTCCACCTGCTCAAAGATTCCTGTTGTGGTTCCATGTGTCTAGTCTCTTGGAGGGAAACAACCAGATCACTTATAGCCGCCGCCATTGGCTTTATACTCACGGGCGAGAAGCTGGGCCTTTCGTGCGGACCATTCTCCAGCGTCTCCACCCTTGCTGCCGCTCTTGATGCTCTCAAACAGTCGTTTGCGCATCGTGGGCTTGGTGTAGTTGCCAGCGGAGTTGACAGTGCTTTTCGTCTTCATAGGGGATTACTTGTCGATTCTGCTTGTGCGGATCTCGGCGATGAGGTTGTTGAGAGCCTCCGTGTACGCCTCACGACTCTCGTGGGACTTCTGAAGCTCGCCCTGCTGATTGACGATCTGGTTCTGGAGCGATGTGCGGACTTCTTTCTGGAGGTCCTGAACGCCTTTCCACAATGTCACCACTGCGAAGGCGAGAATCCCGACGACGGTAAGTTGTCCGCCGTTCGTGATAAGCGAGTGTGGTTCGCCAGTCGTGATCTCTGATGCCAGACTCGTGATAGCGGATGAGACGTAGAACGCTCCGGCGAGTACGAAAGATCCGATCGACTTGACGAGCCAGTCATTCATTTTTCTGGGAGAACCGCTTTGGGTGCAGAGATCGTGACGTCGTAGTGGAGGCCCGTGTAAGGTCCATCAAACCCGATGGTCGCCCCGCAAGAGGCGAGCATCAGGGCGACTAGAATGCAGGCGACGTATTTCATTAGCGGTTGCGGTAAACCCTTGCGGCGAACTGGTTCGGGGAAAGCTTAGAAAGCTCTGGGTTCTTCGCAAGCATAGAATTGATTACCGCCAGCTTGGCTCTGTCTACTCGTGACTTTGGATCAAATTTGGTTCCGTGGGTCACCTTAAAAAGCGCCATGGGGTCCGAAGCAGCTGAAGGTACTTCGCCTTCTTGAGTAGACACAGTCTGCGTTTCGACAGCTGGGCCTTTACCTGAAGCGGGCTCGGAGTCTTTTTGGTTGGCTCCAAAAGCAGCCTCAACTGCTTTGAGGAAATCGGGCTGACCCATATTACGAAGGTCGTCAGCTGCGTTTTCCGGCTGAGCGTATGCTTCTACTTTTGTGCGCGAAGGAGCCGCAGATGCTTTGCCTTCTTGAGTGGACACAGTCTGTGTTTTGACAGCTGGGCCCCTACCAGAGGTAGGCTCGGAATCTTTTTGGTTGGCTCCAAAAGCGGCCTCGACTGCTTTAAGGAAATCGGGCTGACCCATATTACGGAGGTCGTCAGCTGCGTTTTCTGGCTGGGCGTAGGCTTTGCCTTCTTGAGTAGACACAGTCTGCGTTTTGACAGCTGGGCCCCTACCAGAGGTAGGCTCGGAATCTTTTTGGTTGGCTCCAAACATTCCTTCTGCCATCTTACCCATATCGGGCTGACCCATATTACGGAGGTCGTCAGCTGCATTTTTGGGCTTGGCGTAAGCTTCTGCTTTTGTGCGCGCAGGAGCTGCTGGCACTTTGCCTTCTTGAGTAGACACAGTCTGCGTTTTGGCAGCTGGTCCCCTACCAGAGACAGGCTCAGAGTCTTTTTGGTTGGCTCCAAACATTCCTTCTGCCATCTTGCCCATGTCTGGCTGACCCATATTACGGAGGTCGTCAGCTGCGTTTTCGGGCTTGGCGTAAGCCTGCTTAGGAGAGCCAAAGAAGTCGTCAGCTACTCCGTTGTCTCGGAGCATGGATTCAATTGACTTAGTATCAGCCCCGTATCTCTTCAAGCGTAAGAAATCCTCTTTGAGGAACTTGAGATCTTTTTCTGAGAGAAGTTCTTTTGTAGGCATCAGCGTAGGCGGGATTCAATAGCGTTCTGGAAAGAGGCTCCGTCTTCGACGGGCTCTGCTTCTTCTTCTTCTTCTAGCTCACCTTCTTCGTCGGCTCCAGTGATCGGCTCACCCTCGATGGAGAGAGGCACTAGCATGCCTTCAGACACCGTGTAGGTGGTCATAAAGTCGATGGTTTCGCCCTCGGCGAGTTCAGGCATTTCGATGCCAGCAGGGATAGGGAAGTACAGATCAGCCATGATAGTGTAAGGAAAGGTGTAAAACCACGAGCCCCAGTAAGGTAGCGCGTCCGAGGCTCGTGGTTTTTAAGATGGCCCCGGCACCTTCACCACCACAAGGGTGGGAGAGGGAATTCCGGGGCAAGGGGATTAGGGAGGAGGTCAGGCGTCGTTGGAGACGTGATACCACTTGGTTCCGTCGGACAGGAGACGGACTACGAGGCCGACGCCGCAAGTCACGGACGTGGCATTGACTACCGCGCCAGAGACAATGAGGTCCGAGCCAGCGCGGTTGATCGCGACGGTCGCGGTGGCGGCTGCCTTCATGACGGTGACATCACGCAAGGCACCCGATGCTGCAGGCAAAGTAAGTGTGACATTCCCGGCGTCGGTGCTAGTGCATACGGTGAGCCGAGTACTGACGGTCGCCGAGGTTGCCGAGACCGTGGTAACGTCGGCAGCGAGGAGACCAAGACCTAGGATTGAACCAAGAGCAAGAGTCTTGGCCCCAGTAGGCTGTTCCGAGATGTCGTACACCTGAAACAGGTCTCCGGCAGCTGGCGAGGTGAGGGTGCGCACGGTAGGCGCGTCGTCAAGAGTGGGCATGGTAAGGAAAGGGAAAGAGCCCGGCCCGCTGGTTTAGGGCGAACCGGGCTCGGGTGATTAGGCAGCAGGGGTGGAGCTGGTGCGCTTGAAGACGATGACGTAACCGAAGTTCGTCTTGATTGGCTTGGTGGCCGAGGCGAGGACGCCGCGGAAGAAGCCGATGACACCATCTGGGTTGGTGGTTTCGTTCAGGATGTTGAGGTAAGTGAACTTACCCTTGTAGTCCGTTGGGTTGAACGAAACACCGGCACCGCCGCTGGTGATTGGGTTCGGAATCTGGGATTCCATGACTTCCTCGTGGAGGACGTAGGCAGCTTCGAAGTCAGCCGTGTCGTACGCGGGGTTCATGATCAGCACGCCGCTGGAGTAAATTTCCGGGCGAACGCGAAGCAAGGAAGCGCCGCTCTGGGTGTACCGCGGGCAGAGGTCATCAACCAAGTGGTAGAAACCACGGAAGGACTTCTCAATTCCGAGCGGGGCGAGGAGTTCAGAGACCTTGGAAGCGTCGTAGCGAACGTCATCCCGGAATCCTGCTTCGGTCATCAGCGCGTAGCTGGCTTCCGAGCTGAGGACCAGACCGTAGACTGGGCGGGCGTTTTCACGACCGTAAGCCTTGGAACCAGCGCCTTGACGAACGAGGGCGTAGTAGATTTTGTCCAGCACCTTGTTGGAGATGTTGGCGGTCGGAGTGACATCCGCGTTGGAAGCACCGGAAGTGGTGATCCGAACATCGGTAACCTGAGCACCTTCGAAGAGGTCATCCGCAGTCGAGTCGCCGTCGGTGTTGACCGTGGTGAGGATCGGAGTGGCGGTGCTAAGGCAAGGAACGAGGTTGGCGGCAACACGCTCATACTCGTCGCGATAACGCTCAATCCAGCTGCGCTGAGTGGAATCCTTGAGGATGTCCATTATCGCACCGAGCTGCTCTTGGCGATAAGCGGCGAAGCGGAGGTCTTCCACGTTGATGCGTGGGGACTGGACCGTGGCGCGCTGAAGGTTGAAGCTCTTCAGTTTGCGGGTAAAGTCGATACGGGCCGACTTGTTGTATGGGCCGACGTTGTCTACCGAAGAACCAGCGATAAGAGCGGCGCTGTTGAGGGCCGAGTTATCCGAGGTGAGGGCGGACGAGGCGAGGTTCGCCCAGTTAAGGCCGAGGACATCGAAAGTACCAGTGTTGTTTCCGTCGTTGAGCGGAAGCGCGCGGTCATAGATCAGCACGTTGCGCTGATAACCCATGCCGTCAGCGAATTCGCTTTTACGGATAAGGTCCATCCAAGGCGACATGCCGAGGGTCTGACGATGGATGTCAGGACTAATGCGGTTGGCCTCTTGCGTGAGGATCTCGTTGATTGCAGCCGTAGAACTAGAAGCGGGTGGGAATGAGCCAGCCATGGTAGTAGGTAAGTAGAGGGGTTGTAAACAGAATCGTAACAGCACTCGCTGCCACACAGTTGGTTGTTACTGGAGTCAAAGGTAACAGCGGCGCAAGCGCCTATCTCCGATTCTGCTTCAAGACTACTGATAGAAGGGTTACCTACCCAGCGAAGGAGTTTCGTCGTTCAGCTGTGGAAAGAATAGCCGACTAGGGGTAAAACATTCAACAACAAAAGGCGAGCCCGGTAAATAAAAAAACCCTGACCCGCGATAAACGAGTCAGGGTTAGGGGGATCGTGATAAGTGTTACCTGATTCCGGCGAAGGCTCGTTCAACGGCTTCGGCAAAAGCGACTCCGGGTTCCGCGGAAGTGGAAGCGGATTGCTGGGTTCCACGTGCTCCGACTCCGGGGGTGGACTTCTTGTAGCTGTCGAGGTCATTGGTCAGCTGCTCGATCTCGTCGAGAGCGGACTTGTACGCGGCGGCGAGCTTGGGGAGGGCGCGTCCAGACAAGGCGTTGTAGGTCTTGTTGGCGACGTCGAGGGACTCAAGATCGGTCTCAACGATGTGTGCTTTGATCGCATTGAGATCCATGCCAGCGACCGTCTTGAGAAAGGGTAACTTCGCTTCCACCCGGCGGGTGACAAGGTCAGTTGCTTCCTTGCGAGCGATGGCCCGCTGGGCGGCAGCTTCCTGTTCGCCTTCGACCTTGCGAGCTTCAAGTTCTGCAAGAGCTTGCTCCTTATTTTCATGCAGTTTTTGCCGCTGGTCGAAGATCGCCGGGAGCTTCTCGGCGAGGGCGTAAATCTTGAGTTTGTCGCGTTCGTTGACACCGGCAAGCAGCGTCTCGAAAGCTTCGTCCTGCTCGGTCTGGTCCGTCAGCGCGAGGGCGTCTAGGATCTCGTCCGAGTTGATCTCGTACTTGATGGCGATGGCGTCAGCGATCGAAGCGGCTTCCTTGAGCGGCTCGGTGACCGCGTTGCGGTAGGCTTCGGTAGCTTCGAGGCGAGACAGCTGAAGCTCGGACTCGTAGGAGGCGATCTTCTGCTTGAGTTCCTCGGAGATGTTGCCTGTGCCTTCCAACTCCTTGAGGCGGGCTTCCGCAGCAGTTGCCTTCTGTTCGAGGGCAACGCGGGCCTGCTTCTCGGCTTTCAGTTCTGTGCGGAGTTCCTTGAAGCGAATTCCGGCGGACTTGGTCATGCCGCTGGTATCGACCTGCTCCTCCTCTTCGGGTTGGGCTTCTTCTTCGTCGTCGATGGGGAGTACTACGGACTCGTTCTCTTCGAAGGTCTCCTCGATTACCGGAGTCTCAATCTCAGGAGTAGTCTCCTCTGGGGTTGTTTCTGGCTCCTGAGTCTCAGGGACATCCGCAAACGCAGCGGCGAGGGCTTGTTCAAAGGAGCTATCGAAGGCTCCGGATTCTTGTTCAGGCATAGTTGTTAGGCTTCGTGTTCTTCCTCAGATCCGATATGCGACCACTCGTCGGGCAGCGTCGGATTGAAAGTTTCAGGGGCCTTGGCGAGGCTAACCAGATCGTTGTAGAAATCGTTGTAGCCCGCGACTTGGGCTGCTTTCAGTGGGATAAGAGCCGGGACCTTGAATAGGTTTCCGGTGTTCAAGCGGGAAGCGTTCAGCAACAGGTTGGAGGCGGCGATGAATACTGGGTCTTCGAGGATTCCTCGCAGGCGCTCAATGTTTTCGAGGTTCGTGAACCATTGGTTGGTCGAGGGGGCTCGACGGAGTCGGGATGGTGGGGCTTCCGCTTTCTTTGCGGTCGTCTTGCGAGCTGCCATGAATGGACATTACCCGAATAGGGCATAGAGATTCAAGGTTAAAGCGAAGAATTTCCGCTCTGCATCGCAGCTGCGGCAGTGGCATCCTTGAGGGCGAGAGCCTGTTGGAACTTCATTTCCTCGCGGCGTTCCTTGGAGTCAGCCTGCTGCTGGAGGAGCTGCATGCGAAGTTGGAGTTCCTGATTCTTGAGAAGCTGCTGCTGGATCTTCGGGTCCTCCTGAGCTGGTGCTGCGCCTTCTGCCACCGGGGCTTCGCGCTGTTCCTTCTGCTGCTGGCGAAGGAGGTTGTTGAGGACCATGCCTGCGTTCGCCATGACCTCGCGGGCTCCGGCGGCGAAGGACTGGGCGGAAGGATCGGAGGAAAGGAACTCGGTGTGTGCGCCGCAGTGGTCGGTGAGGAGCTGCATGACGGGGAGCACCTGCATTGGGTCTGCTTGCCCGGCTTCGAGGGCAGCCATGAACTGCTGGAGCAGCGGGAGCTGGACCTGAAGATGGGTCTCGTGCATCTCGGTAGGCTGGACGGTAATCGCCCGGCCCATCTCCATGATGGCATTCTCCAGTTCGGCGGTCTTGGTCTCGCTGTTGGGGCGGGCGACCTCTGCGGGGCTCGCATAGCGGGCGGCGCTGTCATAACCCACACGGGCCGCAACCCTGTCGAATACAAGGTTTTTCCGCCCAGTCTCATCGAAAAGTGGCATCAGCTGCTCAAGGTCATTGAGGGCAGCTGAGCGCGCAGAGGCGTTACCGGAACCGATTGCCTTAACTGCGGTGGTAGATGCAAAGTCGATCGCCTTGATGACTCCCTCTGGGACCCCGCGGGTCTCGCAGCGGGCGAAGAAGTCGCGCACTGCGGCATCACTCTTGGGTCCGTTGATCAGGCGCTTGACGATCTCGCGAAGGAGGCGTCTCCAGCTCGAATAGAAAAGGTTCAGGTTGCTCGCGGTGAGGCGGGTGGCTGCTTCCAGCTCGGCTTCGACCTGTAGCTTGCTGCGGTAAGGGGAACCCGAAGCTGCTCCACGGGTCGTGAAGAAGTCCAAGTTTTGGGACATCTGCTCCGCCACATCGTTGATGACGGGGATGACGGCTTGGCCGATGTTCGGCATCGCCTTCTCGACGAGCTGGATGTTCGGCGAGAGGACCGTGTAGGGGCCGTAGTAGGTGAGGCTCAGCTCGTCGAGAGCGCGCTGGCTGTCGGGCTGGATCATCACCGAGGAGGCGAGCATCGCCCCGTCCACGGCTTGGCTGCGGAGGCGGTTGCTGACTTGGACGTGAGGGAAAATCTTCTGGCCCAGTCCGCGAACGCTGTGGTAGGTGCCGTTGGTGCCTACTCCATTGGTGAAGAAAACGAAGGCTTGCTCCGGACTTTCGAAGCGTTCCACCGCCTTGAACATGAAGTCCTTTGGCGAGACTTCGGTGACGATGAAGTGGCTGACCGTACCCTTGAACTCGCGGACGAGGACGTGCAGGATTGGGACCGAGGTGGCTTGAATCCCGTTGTAGAGGTCGTTGTTTTTGAGCTGCGATTCGAGGCGCTCCCACTCGCCGAAGGTGTCTCCGACCGTGCTGCCTGTCGAGGCGGTGAGCATGGCGCGCTTGACCTCGGCGACGTTCCAGCCAAGGGTGGTCGCCTTCGCCGCGTCGGAGATGAAGGCGTACAGCTCGTGGAGCATGTAGTTGCGCCGGAAGACGGCGACTTCAACGCTGGCCTCGCTGGCGACGGTTTGGCGGGGGATGAGGCAATCGCCGAAACCGCAGACGCGGAAGCGCCAGTCCTGCGTGTTCTCGAAGTAGGTGATGCCCACTCCGTGCATGATGAACTCGTTGACGAGGCGAAGGTAGCTGGTGTGGAACTCGGGCCAGTCGCGGAGCGAGCGGCTGATCTCCTCGGCGATCACGGTCTCGTCGTGCATCTTATCGGCTTCTTCGCCGACGGTGCTCGTCACGTTGACGAGGGTTTGGACCGCGTTGATCAGGTCCACGTAGCCAGAGACGGCGACATCGAGGTAGCGCCCAGCCTCGCCGAAGTTCAGGTTGGTGCGCTGTCCTTGGCCAGTAGAGCGCAGAAGGCCGGGGTCGTAAGGCGGGGCTCCGTCGAAGACGGCTTGGACGCGAGCCCGGTTGATGGAGGAACGCTCATCGGCTTTCTTGAGGGTTCCGTAAATGGCGACAGCTGACGCGGCATCCTTGAGGCGAGACTCGACAGGGGGCTTGCCCTTCTCGTCGAGGTTCAGGAGTTCGAGTTCGTTCAAGCCGGTCATTGACATCGGGCGAAGTATCGGGGGATAAGCCGCTTCAATGCAAGCCTGAATCACGAATCAGGAATCATTTTTCAGGGACGGGTGGACCAGAGAAGGTGGACTTCCAAGGCTGCGATGATCACCAGTTGCAGGGCGATCGGGAAAAGTAGGGCGAAGAGGTAGGGGTTCATGGTTCGGGATAAAGGGTATCGGGTTGATCCAAGCGACTTTCCCGGTGTACGGGGCCATCACAAAAGTCTCTTCAAGTTCGGCTGTGTCGTACTCGGGGGTTCCGGGCAGGACCTCGTCGATGTGCGTGACCTCGGGCTGCCAAGAGCCGTAGTAGCAGAAGCGTTTGAAGGTCTCCCAAAGAGATCGCTTTTCGATTCGGATTTGGTACCGGCGATGGTGGTAGGTGGCCATTAGTTCGGGAGTTTCTTGAGTTCGAAGTCGTGGTGGTACTGGCTGGTGTTATCGCTCCAAGAGATTTCCAGCATTGCCCCGGTTTGGCGAAGGCAGTAGCCATAGACGATTCCCTTGGTGTGGGAGTTGATTTTCTTGGAGACGAGAGTCCCGAAAGGGAATCGGGAAACAAGGTCGTGGAACGGGGTAAGTGATTCGGGGTTCATGGTAAGTTGCTGGGATGCCGTTTGCTGGGCCTAGAAGGGGTCTGTAGCGCGTTTTTGGGGGTGGGGTGGCACATAGTGCCAAAATGGGGTCAGCGAAGGTGTGGAGGCCATACTGGGGCGACACTGGAATTTTGCTCTGCTTTGCGGGCCTGCTCGGCGTCATACTGGGCGACATGCTGGGGCAGGAGAAGATCACGCGGATCGGTGGAGCGAGTGAACTGGGCGGGGCAGACGGAGATGGGCTCGGGTTCCGGGGCGTAGTCGCTGTTTTCGTTGCCTGCAAGCTCGGCGATCTGGCGCTTGTTGAGGCGATGCTTGTGCCCGTCGATGTCGGTGATGACCACGCTCCAGTCGTTGCTGAACTTCAGTTCGCGGGGGGCGGAGATGTTTTGGGAGAAGGAGAAGTAGCGCACCACGGAGTCGCCAGAAGGATGAAACCCGTATCCCGGAAACTGGTCAACGGCCTTGTAGTCCTCCGGAAGGTAGGCATAGTCCAACGCGCACTTGCCCTTGAGGTAGCGGGCGAGGGTGACGTTGGAGATGCCCCGGTACCTGCCGCGCTTCGCGTCCCACAGGCGATATCGCTTCTCGCCCATGAGGTGGGTTTCGATGAAGGAGATCGGCTTTCGGTTGCTGCGGCGGTAGGCGCTGCCCCCGATGTCGAAGAGGTTGTTGGGGAACTCTGCGATCTCGTACAGGAACTCGGAGTCGTTACCGAACCCGAACAACTTTTCACGAATCCCGTGCCGGGAGACTACGCGGCTGGCTCCGCTGACGTGGGGCAGGCGATACCACTCCTTGTCGCCTTCGACGCGGATGGGCTTCTCCTCACCGAGGGGTGGGCGAATCCCACGCTTGGGAACTGAAACCCGAATCGGGATTCCTGATTCGGTGAAGCGGTGGGCGGGGAACTCGGGGAGGGCGAAGGTCTGGTCTGACGGGGTGCCCTGAGCGACGGCTGGCGCGGTTACGATTTCGAACATGGCGGAAAGGTAGCCGAAGACCGCCCCGCCGTCAAGAAGAAAGTGAAGTGAGCATTATTTTCCCGACACTACAATAGAGGAAGGAAAAAGATTACATGTACGTGTACACATGTGCGTAGTCTCTTATTCTTTTTAGGGAACAGCGTGTAGTGTCGGGAAAATAATGCTCTGCTAGCTTTTGCTTTTGCTACGGGTTGCGCGGTTTACCCGCCCTCGGGCACCCTCTCGCCTGTGACAAAAATACCTTTTCTGTTAGAGAGGCGTGTTGGCCGAATAATCCGTTGCGCACTTATATCTGAGTCCGCGATTATTTCCGCAACACTAGCCATGAATAACTTACCACGAATAACTTTCCATTTAACAGATATCTACATTCTAAATGTCCCACGTAGGACAATAGAAACCGGCGAAATAGGGGTCAAAACAGGCGCAAAAACGGGTCATTTTTCGCGTCTCGGGACCCCCGTTTCGGGGTCAAATTCGCCCCGTTTTCATGCTCGCCTACCGACCTCGCCTGAGCCAGATGCCGCTCAAGATTTTTGCCGCGTTATTGAGCAAATCATACCCATAAATTTATCCGCCAAATTCAGAGAAATTTTTTGCAAGCTATATACACAACACAACACAGCGCAGCAGAAAAAGTCTACTACCCACCGCCGCCCCTCACCATGAACCATGAATCACGTATCCCGTATCAGGGTCAACGCTATCCGCTTTCCCGGATAAGTGAATCGTGATTCGTGGTTCACATACCCCCCGTCCCTCCCTCCTATATGGAAGGCGACGCCTTGCCATTTAACAAATAAACAAAAGAAAACAAAGACCATGAAAAACGAATTGAACTCCGCCCTTGTCGCTACACTTGCAAAGGCCATGAACACAAGCCTCGCGATCATTGACCGCGAAGAGAACAAGTTATACGTTACCTTGCAGAATGCGTGGCACGGATTCCTTGAATCTGTGGACGGCGGCGAAGACCATTGGTCTTACTTCGCGGAGGATGGTAGCGTGAAGCGTAAAGCCGTGATCGAGTTCCGGGATGCCGCCCTTGCTGCCGGGGAGCAGGGTGGTTACTCCCGTAGCTATATCAGTGACCTCCTTCGCCATCATGTCTCTGAGGATTTCATCATTCGGAAGAGCGCGCCTAAAACCGGGCGGACAAAGAAGGAGATAAAGTTCTCTGATGAACATCTTGCAGCAATCGAGAAAGTGGCGCTTGCCAATAATGTTTCCCGCGATGCCTTGAAAGTAATGATTGCCACGCTTCGCAAGTGAGGATTCAACAAGGCAAGGCTTATCCGGAAAAACGAATAAGCCTTGCCCTTTTCCTGCATCACGATTCCCGAATCACTTATCCCGAATCCCTATCCCCGAATCCCTTATCCGGAAAACCGAATATGAAATACGCACTCAACGAAACATTCATCCACGGTTCCCGCTTGGCGACCGTGATCGCCCTCACCCCTACCAACTGCATATCCCGGAATCGCAAGTTCCGGTCTTGGCGTGTAGACTTCACCGCTGGCGACGTCACCTCATGGCGTATGATCCAGCGTTCAATCAATGTCCCGGCCACTGGTATCATCCAGTATCCATGAACCCTCATCCCTTATCCAGTAAAACGGATAAGGGTTTTCTTATTCCTGAATCGTTATCTAATACCATGAAATCAAAACCATCACCAGTCAAAGGCCAGAAACTTTATCGTTTCTGGGGTGGACTTCAAACCGCAACCTTCATCGAGGAGTCCATAGTCGAAGGCGCGAGCACCCCGACATGGCTTGTCCGCGATGACCTCAAGCCTACCCGGTGCATTCGCTGCGGCGTAGACTCGTGGTTTCTTACGGAGGCGGAGGCTATCCGCGACGAGATCGAAAGTAACAAGAGCGGCATCACGAACGCCAAGGAGTGCATCGCCAATTCCCGGCGCGCCTTGTCCAGTTATCGCGCGGATATCAATAAACTCCGCGCCCGCCTCGCCGAACTGTAACCCTTATCCCTTATCCCTTATCCCTTATCCCTTATCCCTTATCCCTGATCCCTTATCCGGCAAAACGGATAAGGGATTCCACTTTCACTAACAGAAGCCATCGCCCATAGCAGCAGAAACGCGGGGTATCTTTATCCAAATGAAAACACTATTCATCACCAAGGCAGACCTTAACTCCAACAACCTTTACATCGGAGCAACCCCCGTCGATAACTTTGACGGAAACATCGACATCGCCCCTGATCTAGGGGGCGTCCGATTTGCGGGTTCATTATCCGCGAAAGGCTTTATCCATGCTCACGCAGGCTCCGGCATCAAAGCAGGCGACGGCATCGAAGCAGGCTACGGCATCCAACCAGGCTACGGCATCAAAGCAGGCTACGGCATCGAAGCAGGCGGGGGCATTGAAGCAGGCTTGGGCATCGAAGCAGGCTACGGCATCAAAGCAGGCTACGGCATCAAAGCAGGCGACGGCATCCAAGCAGGCTAGGGGACCGAACTCTGAATCCTTATTCGTTTTTCCGGATAACCAAACCAAACCAAACCAACACTGAAATGAATACAAACAGCACCACACTTATTGAACGCCTAAAGTCAGGCGAGAAGATACCCCTAGAGGCAGAAGAAAACTACGTTATCGCCGTCAACGGCGGGTTTATTACACGCACCAAGTTCCGACCCTACGGAGGAACCATTGTAGTGCATCCGGACATCGCCCGCGCTGCTGTGTTCAAGAAGAAAAAGCATGCCGATACCCGAGCGGAAGTCATGCGGTGGCGGGCGGATACGTATACGCACGACGCCAAGTGGAGGGGCGCGGACATCCGAGTCTTGCCTTTCGCAGAAGTTGTTCCCAGTAACTGAAAGCCTGAACCATGAACCCACAACAAGCGTCCATTGACGCCGCAATCCGTTACCTTGCCTCGCGCAAGGCTCTCCCCAAACTCGCCACACCTTGCCCGGTTCTCGGGCGGGATGTGGTTCTCTACAAACCAGCCATCATCAAACCATGATAGATCAACTCGCCGCCAGCGCCCTCATGCAGGGGCGGCCATTCAAGCAAGGCAAGACCTCAGTGCTTGCCTTGCCATCCGGAACTTGCCTCGTGCTCTACGACACGACCATCGCCTTGAAGAAACCCAACTGCCTGCTGGTGACGGTGGGCAACTGGAACACGGCGACCACGCGCAACCGTCTCAACGCCATCCCCGGAGTCCTTGTCCGCAAGGAGAAGGGCAAGCTCTACCTCAACGGCAAGCTCTGGGAGCGTCCCGAAAACCTCACCCGCGTCTATTAACCCTTATCCGGAAAAACGAATAACGTGAACTACATGATCGAAACCGCAATCGCCTGCGCCCTTCTCGGAACCCCTGCCGCTTTCATGGCAGCGGGATTCCGGATTCGGGAATCTCTGGTCGCCGGGGTCTTCGCCCTTGCGATGCTTGTCACCCTGTATATTCTACTCGCAATCCACTAAGACAATGTGCCAACACTGCAAACCAAAAGAAGCCACGCCTGCGGCAGAAGCAGGCAACCTCACCCCACTGGAAATCATTTCCGGGCTGGTCGAGTATATCCGCCACACCACTGACGAGGCGGGCTATGACAGCTCCAACGAGGCACTCACTCAGTTGGATGGGGACCCTGACGACTACGAACCCCGCGTCGTGACCGGTGTGAATGCCATCCGGGCGGCTCTCGCCTTGCTGGCTAATTCCGAACCCTGACCTTCCCATCGACTGATGCCCTCGCCTGCGGCAGAAGCAGGCTTATCCGATAAAACGAATAATGAAAACCAACAGCCAACTCGCAACGGTCACACTCGACCAGTCCACCCCTGCCTCACCCATCCTCGGTCGCGTCTATCGCAACCGTCAGGGCGAGCAGGTAACCATCGTCACCTCGTCCAGCTACGGTGGAATCACCACCTACCTCGGCGACAACAACGCTTGGTACAATCAAGACGGCACCGCTTGCGGCTCGCCTGTCGAATCCCGTCACACCCTCATCGAACTCTAACTCCTACGAAAATGACAAGACAACAATGGTTTGAAACACTACCTGCTCCCTACGCGGAGCGGGCGATCGACAACAGCTCAGTCCGGGACTTGGTTAATACATGCGCCGACCTGCGCGACTCGCTGGTCTCCGGGTTCGTCTGGGAGGATTCCCCTGAGGGGCATGACTTCTGGCGGGCCGTGTCACTTGGCGAACTCCCACCGATCGCGGACGAGGAGCCGACACCTGATCCGGTCCCTTCCCACCGATATTTCAGACACCGAAACGGAATCCATTACCGCACTCGGGCAACCGGGGACCCGAAAGACTGCACCGATTGCTGGCGATCCGACGATGGTGGGATTACATGGGTGGACTCGATCATGCACCTCCACGACATGATCGAGTCTGGCTGGGGCCGGGATGGTATCACCGAGTACTTCCCCACCACGATTCAGGAATCACTTACCCCGGAACCTGCTTCCGAACCCGCACCAGTAACCACTCCCCCGGAGTTCCTGTACTTCATATCCCGAGTCACGAATCGGGTATGGCGGATGCCTGAATCGGGGAACGGTGAGACGAGGGAGGAACCCCACCTCGCTTGGAGATCCTCCTGTTTTGATCGGGCGGACATGGTGCATCGAGAAGCTGACCTCTGCGACGAACACGGCAACCTGCTCACCTCGCCAGCTGCGCCCGCTACTCCGACACCTACCACCGAGTTCCGCGTCAGACCGGGTTACCGATACCTGACTCGGGGTGGGCAGACAACCGGATACATGCGCTGTAGCGGCGACTCTGCCAACACAGGCACGTTCAGATTCGAAGCCGATATAGGTGAGACGACGAGGACATTCACCGAGCGGGGTGAGTGGAATCCACCGGACAACTTCGACCTCGATCTGGTCGAAGAGATCCAGCCAACCACGATTGAGGAATGGTTGCACACGATTCCTGAGTCAGAGGTGGCGCTTCGGCACATGACCAGCCAACGCGAAAGCTGGCACTACCCAAGTGACGGCGCGGCGACCTCCGCGACGGATGCGCTGGGTCGTGGCTTCAGCTGGGGCTCGTCTCCCGAGGGACACGATTACTGGAGCGACGTCCACTCTCGCCTGCTACAGGAAGGGCGCGCCCAGTTTGTCGCAACACCCCGGGCAGCTCGCCCGGTGTTGCCGATGCCTCCGCCTGCGCCAGCCCCACCCCCTTCCCCACCCCCTGCCCCGAAGTTGAAGTACCGCATCACTGAGGTGCGACACTACTTCCTCGAAGCGGAGGATGAGATAGAAGCGGACAAGTTGTTCCTCTATGCGACAGATCCGGCACGCAAGTTCCGTATGCACATCGAGGATCGCGAAATCCACAACGATGCCTGACCTGCGGCAGAAGCAGGCTTATCCGATAAAACGAATAGAACAATGAAACCATTCATCCACATCACCCGCGCCGACGACGGCATCACCACTGTCCGCGACCACGCCGGTCGCCGCGTCAGCGAACCCCGCATACCTCAGCTGTCTCCCGATGCGGAGATTCTGCTGGCAGACAAGCAATCCGTGATCGTCACCGAGAGCGGAGAGATTCACCCTGACTGGAACTGATACCTGAATTGAAACACAAAAAAACAAACTACTATCATGAACACCATTGAAATTGACGGAGAGACCCACATGAAGAGCGACTGCTTCCGCCTCGTTGACCACTACCGCGATCGCCGCAGCGGCGGTGAGTGGGTAACTGAGGAGCCGGAATACGACTACACCTACATGGAGGACTACGACTGCTGGGCGAGCCACGACATCGTCGCCTCTTGCTACGGCAGCGGCGATACATTCTTCATCGACGAGATGGATACGTGGGACGGCGAATGGTACTGCGAGGACTGGCTCAACGATCACACGTTCGTCTGCGACTGCTGTGACTGCCGGTATAGCAACGACGACTACGCCGAGGATGGCAACTGCAACAGCTGCAGGTCGGAACAATCGGGACTCCGGTCTTACAGTGACAAGTCAGCCGCCGACCTCCGCCCGGAGAAGGACGTGCCGCTCAAGTTCGGTATCGAGCTTGAGGTGGAGGGGCGCGATGCAAACGAAGGGGTTGAGATGTGTGAGTCCATCTTCCCGAGTGGCTATGTGGTCTACAAGGAAGACGGCTCGCTCAGCGACGGCGGCTTCGAGATCGTCACCCGTCCCGATGCCCCCGAGGTTCACAAGCGGATCTTCTCGAAGTTCCTCAGTGATCCGCAGGTGCGGCGCAACCTGACCAGCTGGAACAGCGGCAACTGTGGTATCCATATCCACGTCAGTCGCAAGCCGCTCAGCACGCTGTGGATCGGGCGCATCCTTGTCATGATCAACTCGCCTTCCATGCGGTCGATCGTCTCCAAGGTGTCCGGTCGGTACGACACCACCTATGCAGGGATCACGTCCAAGAAGCTGACCAACGGCAAGAAGACCGGATACGAGCGCAAGTACGAAGCAGTCAACAACTCGCCCCGCGAGACGATCGAGTTCCGATTGTTCCGAGGCACACTGATTCGTGAGTCGTTCATCCGGTACATCGAGTTCGTCGAGGCGGTGCTGGCCTTCACCAGTCCCGCCACTACCAGCAACCGCGACATTGCGGAGCCCGAGAAGTTCCTTGACTTTGTATCCAACCATCGTAAAAAATACAAGGAGTTGTTCGCCTTCCTCAAGAAGAAAGACTTCTTCACCAAGTAAACCCGGCTATCCGGGATAACGGATAAGACGCTGCGGGTGCAGCAGAAAACACCCAAAACTACTACTACAAAAACAAACTACTACTATGTGTCTTGCACTATACAAACCTGCCGGTATCGCCCCTGATTGGACCGCCCTCGAAACGGGTATGAACTACAACGGTGACGGCGCTGGCTTCGCTGTCGCGGTTGAAGGTCAGCTCATTGTCGAGAAGGGCTTCTTCAAGTTCGAGCATTTCAAGAAGGCGCTCGAACCATTCGGCAACTACGCGGCGCTCATCCACTTCCGCATCTCCACGCACGGCAAGGTCAATCACGACAACTGCCATCCGTTCGATCTGCGGACCTTCGGTGACGGAGGTGGATGCCCGACTGCTGTGATCCACAACGGTATGTTCTACGACGCAGCCAGCGACAACCCCTCGTTCAGCGATACGTGGCACATCTGCCGCGACATCCTGCACCCGTTCTGGCTCAACGATCACAAGTACTTCATGCGTCCTGAGTTCATCACGATGGGCGACATGATGGTGGGTCGCAGCAACAAGCTGGTGTTCCTCAATGCGGACGGCGACTTCGCCATCTGGGGCGAGGCGAACGGTCACTGGAAGAACGGAGTCTGGTGGTCCAACAGCAGCTACGAGGACTGGCGTTGCGCCGACCCGCGTGGCTACTCGTACAAGTCCAAGGCCAAGGAGTCTTGGACTACTACCAAGAACCCGGACGGCACTACTTCGTACCACCCGGTTGCTGCTGCTCCGGTCAATAAGACTCTGACCGAGAAGGATCTAGACGACATGGAGGAAGACGATTGGGAAGCCTACCTCTCCGCCCGTTCCGAGCCTGTCGCCGAAGGCGGCTGGGCAATGGACGACGGACTCAGCGAGGACGATTCATATGCCCTGATCATCGCCGAGATCGGCGAGGAGAACGAGTGGATGGTCACCGACCTTATCGAGTGCGGCTACACGCTCTATGATCTGGAGATGCTGGCCTCCCGCAAGGACAGTGTAGAGGTTCTGCGCGATGAGTTGCAGCTCATCTACGGAGTCGCTATCCCGAACAAGGAAACCCTCAAGCGCCTTACCCACGTCTAATACCATGAGAGTTATCCTATACGCTTGGCTTGTCATCTGTGTCCTGCTGTTCCTCGTCACCGGGGACGTCAGGACGCTACCCCCGGCGGCGGTTTCCCTCGCCATCATCATTGCATCAAGAGCATGACCTACCACATCATACCACTAAACGACCTCAAACCACACACGCCAACTACTGATTGCTTCTGCCAACCAGAGCTGTCCTCCTCCGAACCCCCCGTGACCTACGACCATAACTCGGTCGATGGTCGCGAGGCGGAGGAGCGGCGCACCGGCAAGGCGATCGAGGGCAAGGGCTGGACTATTACCAAACAACAACCATGAAATACGAAACACTAGACGCGATTGTCGTCACCACGCCAGATAAGCGCGAGTCCCTGCGACTCTCACTCACCGAGTCACAAGCCGGGCACCGCGCCCTTGTGTGGTCCTTCCCCTTCGGGAAGACCACCTCATTCGAAGCGGCGCACGACAGCAGCAAGGCGTCGTCCATCAACCTCGCCATGACTAGCATGCTCGGGGATGACGGCTCGATGTTGGATGACCTCGACACATTCACCAATCACCATTGCAACTGGGATGCCTGAAGAACCTACGTCCCCCCTAACGCAGGCATACTTGGACTCTGTCTACCAAAGGCTAGTTTCCACAGCAGCACATCATGGCCAAAGGGCAACCCTCCACCCTCCCGGCCCTGACGGGTGGATGGAGATCCAGCCAGTCCAACTCAACGGCCGCCTCAACTGGTACAACTGCACAACACGACCAACATCAACTATATCACAAATGAAACATATCTACACCTACGAAGGCCAACCAGTATCCATCGGATCACGGGTTGGGGAATACACCATCCGCGACTTAAGCGAAGATCTGATCCGGGTCGATAGAGACCTACCCGAGGGCACTCGGTTCGGGGGGTACCGCGACTGGTGTTTCGCGACTAAGCTTGGAGTCGCCGTCTTGAAAATCCCGGAGAAGGGTTTGTTCAACCGCATCACCGGGGAGCGTCTGCCTAGCTTGGATGGCACACTGCTCCCAAACGGGAGCACCATCTACTGGTTCGAGGACCACACCAAACGGCTGGAGCTTTGCGTGCAGGATGCAGACCGCAACTCCAGTGTGCTGAACCGCAGCGAGGATCTCCTCGCCCTTGGCGTGGAGATTCGCACCAGCATGAGCCCCAAGCTCATGCTGGGCCTGCCCCGCACCATCCGTAAGGACGGCACCATCTGCATCAAGGTAGGGCGCTTCCTCGTCCCTGCCGAGGATGCAGTGTGGTGTCACGAAGAAGAGAAGTACCTGCGCCGCGACAAGGCGGTCCCCGTATCAGGAACATGGTATCCCGAAGGACACCCTGACCTGATCGAGTTCATTGACGGTGCATTCGGTAAGAAGGGCGAAGGGTTCTCCATTACTGGCGGATCACATGCCGGGAAGTTCGTTCGCCGACGCAACGACCGGGCTCTACTGGGGGACGGCAAGTACTATTGGGTTTCCGAGCTGACCCCCATATGGCACACCGACCCGTCGTACCCGTACGAGTACCTTCTGGAGCCACCAACCAACAACCCAGCCTATGAACTGGTGGAAGGGGAGTGGAGCTTCACCGGGCTGGCTGTCACGACATTGAGTGGTGACCGTGTCCCGAGGCACCGGGCCACGCAGATCCGAAGCGGCTACGATCCACGAATCGGGCATGTGTATTCTTGGGTACCCTCACACGAGCTGGAAGAGTTGGCGACTTACTGCTGTGAGTGTGACTACTGGTATCTCGGCCAGCTTGTTGAGAACGGCGAGTGTCACCGGTGTTCCGGTAGCTCGCGCAGCTGCATCCGCAACTACACGAATGACACTGCCAGCGGCATGAAGCCCGAGGAGGATGTCGCCCTCAAGTTCGGCATCGAGCTGGAGGTGGGCACTGACAGGGGCTACGACACGGACGACTGCACACAGGTCATGGCCGATGCGCTGTCGGACAAGGATGACTTCGCCAAGTACGGAATCTTCAAGCACGATAGCAGCATCGAGTGCGGGGGTTTCGAGGTGGTCACTCGCCCGGATTCGCCTGCCGTGCACAAGCGCATCTGGACCAAGGCGCTCAATGACCCGAAGGTCGCGCGCCACATGTCCAGCTGGAGCAACGGTTTCTGCGGCATGCACATCCATGTCAGCCGCGCGCCGCTGAGTGCCTTGTGGATCGGACGGATTCTGGTGACTGTCAACTCGCCGGAGATGTCCCGCCTTGTCGGTGCGGTTTCCGGTCGCAAGAGATCCCGCTACGCGGTGTTCGAAGACAAGCGCCTCACCAGTGGCAAGTCGCAGGACGGCGACCGATACGAAGCGGTCAACACAAGCGGCTCGCGCACCATCGAGTTCCGGATTTTCCGGGGGACGCTGGACCCGGGCGGGTTTGTCCGCAACATCGAGTTCGTCGAGGCGGTGCTGGCCTTTACCCGGCCAGCTACTACCAGCCTGACCCGCATCGGCAATGCCGCTACGTTCTTGGACTTCGTGTCCAAGTCACGCAAGGCTTACCCGGTGCTGTTCAACTTCTTGGTCTCCAAGGAGTTTATCAGCGCCCCGCGCAGGAAGACCTCCGCTGTATGATACCGTTTCTACTTGCACTTGCTGCGCTGGGTGCTAGACGTTGTTCCACCTTCGCCGTGCTGGTCGCGGCGGAGGCGGATGGGGTGTCCTCGAAAGAGGCTGCCCCGATGCTCGATGTCCCGGCTCGCTTCGCCAAGTCGGCATTGAAGCGGGCCGAGGCAGACGGGCTGTTGACTAAAACAAACTGGCTTCGCGACGACTCTGCGGTTTACCGACTCACGGGAACCGGAGGAGCTGTGGTGAAAGAACTGAAGAGGAGATACAAACCATGAACAAACAACTGCTATACCGATTGGCGGGAGGCTCGATAGCCTGCCCCGCAGAAATCCGCGCCGCATCCCACCGACTGGTGGTAGGCGGATCTGACAGTGACGACATCAAGCTCGTCAGCGACTACATCAAAACACTCGACACACAAGAAACATGAAACACGAATCAGTAATCAGGAACCTGCTATCCGCAGGACGCACAGTGAATGAGATCGCCGAACATCTCGGCACCAACCAAGGAAACATCCGAGCCCACATGAGACACCACAACATCAAGATGCCACCGCAGGCGCGATCCAATGCGGCGAACAAGACCATGAAGATCGCCAAGCTGATGCTTGACGGCAAGACCGAGGAGCAGATCGCCAAGACTCTTGGCATCTCCGAGGCCCGGGTCCGTACCCTCCAGCTGAACAGCGGGCTCCGTATCAAAGAGCCGAAGAAACCCGAGCGCATGAGACAGCTGCTGGAGCAAGGCAAGTCTGTCCCCGAGATCGCCTCCGAGCTTGGCATCAAGATACAGACCGTCTATCAGGTGTGCAGTCGCAACGGAATCACGATTCCTAAAGAGGCTACCCGGCGCAAGCAGGAGGTAGCAGGCGAGATCCGCAGGCTGCAAGGTCTTGGTATCAGCGCCGAGGGAATCGCCTACGCCACCGGGCTTACCCCCGATCTGGTTTACACCTACCGGGCAGGCAAAGGTGGGAGGCCGAAGAACAACAACGATGAGCAGGTCGTCGCGGCGTTGCGCCGAGGCGATTCGGTGGACATGATAAGTGGTTCGTTGAACCTGATGCCGGGTACCGTGGTGTTTTACGGTCGCCGGAATGGGTTCTCGTTCAAGCGGGACTACGCGGTCGGGAAGGAGGTGGCGAAGTGAGCGCCCGACCAACGCCAGAGACGGACGATGCAGCTGACCTTGCGAGTGAGTTTGGTAGATGCGAAGAAGTAGTAAGCGCGGAGGTATCCCGCTACATTGAGCGTCAGCGCACTTGTGTAGCCCTCGCCCTAGAAGATGTCCTGACACACTTCAGGAGTATTGCTGGAGACTGCGACATCGAAGACCAACGCAATGCGGAACTCGCTAGCCTCGCTAATGCGGAGCGGGTTCTCGCCACCCTGAACAGAAAGGAGGAATCATGAACCCCGAATCACTTACCCCTGATACCGGGACTCCACTCACCGACGCAAGGATGGAACAGTTTAGGCTGGGCCACTCAAGGCTTCAACCGTCGTGGCCCGACTTTGCTAGAGGACTAGAGCACAAAGCAAACGTGCTTATGGCGGCTATCGAGAAACACCAGAAGACGATGACCATGCGCCCTGACTTCGTAGACGAAGAGCTGTGGGCTGTGCTCGCTTCAGTGAAGGGAGGCCAACCATGATCGACTGGGAAAAATACAACCGATCCCAAGCCGCGATTACCGGGCTCGGGTTCGTGGAGGTGGACATCAAGGACTATGAGGAGATGCGGGCTGCGTTGCAGCCTGCCCGCCTCGAACGCCCCACCGGGCCGGGCCTGTGGCTCGTGTGCGGGTGGAAGGGGTGGGAGTATGCGGGAGTATCCATGGACTACGCGGGGACACTCCGGTGCCAGTTCATCGGCGACCGAACGCTGTACAGCGTAGACCACTTCGACGAGTGGTATCCTACCAGACCACTACCGAGCTAACAACAAACAGAAAAGCGGCACCTGCTTCACGGCGGGTGCCGCTTTTTTGCGTTCACGGATTCAGCACTTGGACTGCCGGGTACTTCAACGCCTCCGTCACTACCTGTTTCAGGCGACCTGCGCCGTTGCCATCCGCCTTCTGGCCTGCGTCGTAGATCTCCTTCGAGTCCTCGCGAGACGGAGTCCAGCGGTCGGTGATATTGTTCAGCGCCTTGTTCAGTCGATCCTTGGAGAGCCCGGCCTCATTGCTTGCGCTGAACAGCTGACCCCGGGTCATGCCCATGTTCTCGTATGCCCGCATCAGTTCAGCGGCGGTGCCGAATGCGGCGACCCGTGCGCGGTTGGCTTTCTGAATTGATTCGGTGATCTGATCCGCGTCAAGCGGTGAGCGGGACTTCAGGATTCCGGTTGCCCGGCGGGACTGCGAGTAGGTCAGCGCCGCGCTGCGGATCGCCCGGTTGTGGTAGACGCTGACATCGTCAACGCGGGGACGAACTCCGAACATTTCTCCAGCAAAGATCTCAAGGCGGTTGCTGGCCTTGTCGTCCTCGGTCACTGGCTTGCGGGAACCCTTCTCGCCCGACATCAAGTTCTGCACGAAGTTGGCTACGGGTGGCTTGTAGCCTTGGCTTAGCGCATAGGTAGTGCGGGCAACCAGTGCCTCAAGGAAAGGAGTGTCCCCCGTGGTGATCGGGTTGCCTTTTTCGTCCTTGTTGTTGAACGCTTCCATCGCCGCACCAATCGCGATCTGGTCGCCGATCAGCTGGCCAGTCACCCATTTCGCGGCTACCGCGGGTATCTCCGCTTCCTTACCAGTGCGGATCAGTTCATATGACCGCATGATCAGGTCAGTGTAGACCGCGGTCGGGTTGATGAAGGTCATGTCCAACGCGCGGATCTTGTCGCCCACCTGTGTGAAGTAGACCGTGTTGCCCTTCTGCCAATCGGCGAGGCCCTCGCGCAGGGCTTGGTCGCGGCGAAGCTCATCGCCGTTGCGCGGCAGGAAGTAGTTCAGGATGCTGTCCGCTGTGACGTCCTCGTCGTCTCCGAAAGCAGCGGCGTAAGCGAGGCTGACTACGCCTGCCACAGTAAGCGGCATCAGGGTGAGAGTGGTCAGGAAACCAGCAAGGCGCTGGTTGCCGCGCTTACGGATGATCTCGTTGTCACTGGCGCGTTCCTCGCTGGCGAGCTTGACTGTCTCGATCATGACGCGGGCGACCTCCGCCTTGAAGCGGGCGAACGGCGCGATCAGGGAACCGAGACCGGACTTGGTGAAGCTGGTGACCACTGGGAAGACCTGCGAGTGGGTCTGCGTGGTGCGCAGGACTTTCGCGGCGGCTTCTTTTTTCAGGCGTGCTTCCGTCCAAGTCTCGTCGCCCTTGTAGGCTTCGCGCAGAACTGCAAGCTCGTGCTCGAACATGCCGATGCGGAGGTTGGACGAGATCGTGTTGTTCAGGTCCGCCCCAAGAGACAGGATCTTGGATGGGACTCCACCCGCCTTCTTCCAGAAAGCTTCGCCCTGTGCGGCGAGCGCGCTGCGCTCCACCTTGTTGAGTGCGGCTTCCGCGTCCGTGGCGAGGCCAGCAATCTGATCGCGCAGCGCCTGCGTGCCGGAGTCATCGCCAAGCACGCCGAGTTCGATCAGCTCGCGGATGTACGCCTCGTGCTCACCGGGGCTCTTGGCGAATGCCGCGCCCTTCGACTGGAACCAACGCTTGAAGTTGAATGGGTTGAGCAGCACGCCTTGCAGTGGGGCGAAGAACCCAAAGTCTGAGGCCGCGTTGCGGGGGTAGAAGCCGACAGACAGCAGGGTCTTTGAAGCCATTGCGCCGCCTGCGGTTGCTCTCAGGATCTTGATGCCGTTCCGCACCGCCTGATCGGCAGTATCTTCCAGCTCAGGGGAACTTTTCGAGAAGATCGTGTCGAACGCTTTCTTGAACTCGGGCGGACCATAGGCTCCGTCGAGCGGAGCGTCGTACGCCGGGTTCGCCCCGGAGAGTTTGATGTACCCCTTCTGGTCGGCGACGACCGGGTCCTTGGTGATCCAGCCCCCATCAAGTCCAGCTTCAAGCGTGCTTGTCAGCAGGTCCTGATTGGCTGCGAGCTTGGAGACGCTGATCAGCGAACGGGTTGCCGCTTCGATAGGGTCGGTGATTTCGCCGAGGGCCTGACGCAGCCACTCGGGCAGCTCCTTCTTCTCGGCGAAGCGGCTAAGCTCCTGACGCAATTCATTGGTGCGGGCAGTGCGTACTGCTGGTTCCGTGGACCCTTCCTCGAACAGTGCTTTCTCGACATCCACTGCGAGGACTTGCCCGGCAGCGAGATCCGCCGCGTTCTTGTCCATGCTGGCGACGAACTCATCGAACATGACCTGAGCCCGGGCGGGCGTGTCACGCAGGACCGCAGCTTTGACCTCTGCTGGCGAGAACTCCGGATGCGCCTTCTTGATCTCGGCTTCCAGTTTCTTGCTGGCCTTGTTGGTGTAGTGCTTCAGGGCGTTGTCGCGGATCTTCTGGAAGTCGATCGTGGCGTTGCCGACCTGCGCGATACCAGCGGACTTCAGCAGCTTGGTCCAGCCAGTCTGCGTGAAGGCGTAGTAGGAGCGGGTCAGGTAGATCCCCATGTTGGCGTCGATCACGATGCGGATGTCATCCGGCGTGAACGGGTTGGCGGCGATCTTTCCGGAAGCCTTGTCGATCGCGGCGCGTGCGTCCTCGATCACCTTGACCACCTTCGGCGGCAGCTTGGCTTTCGCCTCGGCAGCTGCGGCGCGGGCCTTGTCGGCGACCAGCTGATATTCCTTGACCACGCGATCCTTATGGCGCGCAACCGAATCAGCAATCCCCTTATCATGAATCAGTTTGTCCGATTCAGTCTTCGCGGAATCCTCGAACGCCTTCTCGATGTTCGTGATCTCGCCATCCAGCACCGCTTCGATCTGGGCCATGCGCGCCTTGGAGATCACCAGTCCGGTGTCGCCCATTGCGTTGCGAACCAGCGTCAGGTTCTCGTCGTTGACGACTCCGGACTTGATGAACGCCTGCATCTGGTTGTTGAACTGTTCCGAGATGCGGGCCACCAGACGCAGCTGGTTGTCACGGGTTCCGACCAGCGCCCTGATGGCACTTGGCAGATCGCCCTTGAACAGGCGGCTGAACTTGCCTCCCACGTCGTAGGAGTTTTTGCCGTAGTTTTCGATCGGCAGGCTGAAGCGTCCGGTGACATCGTCACGGCGAAGCACGTTGAGCTGCTCCTCGAAACCGTTCGGCTCAGCGGAGGATACCATCTGGTTGTAGACCCGGGTGGCGCGCTGCACCGACGCAGCAATCTCGCTGTCTTCGATGCCGCGGATGCGGGTGGTCAGCTTGGCGATGAACGCTTCGAGCGCGCGCAGCATGCGGGAAAGCATGCCGGGGTTGCGGCGATAGAAGGAGTAGTCGCTCTCGCTGATGAAGCCGCTGCGGGCCTTCTCAAGTTCCATGCGGACGAACTCGTCGGCCAGCTCGCGGATGCTGAGCTTTCCGGCGGCGCGGTCTTCCCGGATTCTTTCGAACCGAGCAGCTGCGTCGGAGACAGTCGCCGAGTAGTAGCGATCTGCCACTTCCCACAGCTGGCTTGGCGTCAGGTTCAGGGCGATGTAGTCGATGTCTGCCTCCGACAACGCGCTGAACGCGGCGAGGTGGGCGATCTCGTGGTTGACTGCGGCACGCACAAAGCGACGAGCGTTGAACTCGCTGAGTCCTTCGATCGCCCGGGCGAGCAGCTGCGGATTCACGAACACCGTATCAGGAGTATCGGGTCGGGCGACCATCATCCCTCTTGCTGATTCGTCGAAGCGAATCGTGATTCCTGATGGGGATTCTTGGGTGAGAAGGGAAGACATCAATGAAGCATCTCCTAGGCCCCCACCCTCAATGGATTGGGAGTAGCGGATGTCTCCAGAGGCAGGGTTGAACCGCTGTGAGAGCGGGATCACGTTGCCTGCGCCGTCGCGGGTGACTGGGTCTGCGGATTTGATTTGGCTGGGTTCAAACACTACTGTCTGCCATCCGTCACTAACCGAATCGTAGCCCATGCGGCGGAATACCTCTTCAATTCCATACCCGAATGCGTTGCTGAACCGAGTGTTGTTTACACTCAGTTGCACGCCATAGGTTCCGTCGGAACGCTCCTTGATACGGGGAGAAAATGTGTTCCTAACATTTGCCTGCAACCGCGTTGGGTTCGCCGCGTTGTCAGGCGTGAAGCTATCGCCCATTGCGGAGCTGAACTCGCGCAGAACTTGTTGTGCTTGTTCGAGCGACAAGCCATCTAGCTGTAGATTATTTCCCAGCTTTAGTTTAGCCGAGATAACTCTACCGCCGAATGGCTGGCCCTGCTCTGCGTATGTACGGCTTGTGGTGTATTCGGGCGCAAAGTAAAACCCCTTGCCGATCTCGTAAGCAGGTCCGTAGTTCGATCCGGCGAACTGGTTGTCGAATACAAAGAACTCCCCACTCTTAGTGCCGTGATAGTAAACTTGCTCGCTATACCCCGCAGCCCGTGCAGCTTCATCGACCATCCGCTGCGCCGCCTCCATGTCGCCGCGCTCCACGGCGGTTAGATACTTCTTGTCAAGCTCGGTCAGCTGGGCTGCGACGTCAGAGCGACTTCCGGTCTCGATAGCCAAGGAATACAACTCTTTGGTCCGCTGCTGATCCCGGGACATCGCCACATCTTCGCTGATGCGTGTGCCGTAGGGGCGCATGTTCGCCATGCCAACCAGCTTGGTCAGATCGTTCAGCGTCTTGGAGAGCTGGTCGGTCGGATTGCCGGTCAGGAAGCGGGTGAGGAAGTCGATGAAGCGGCGGAAGAAGTTGCGCTCTGGGGCGGCTTCGTAGATCGCCTTCTGGAAATCCGGGGAGGTGAAAGCGTAGCTGACAAACTCCTCAAGAGAAGCAAGACCTTCTAGCACCTGCTGCGAGTCTCCCTTGTACGCCGCTTTGATGCGTCCGCGCAGGGCGTCGAGTTTCGTCACCAGTGCGCGGGCAGCAGCGGAGTTCGGGTTCTTGATCACCGAGACAGTGACCGCGTGGAGCATCTCGTGAACCAGCACGTCAGCCAGCCCACGTCCGTTGGAAGCGGCGAGGTTGAGGAAGATCGTGTTGGACTCAGGTGAGTACTTGCCAGCCCAACCGGTGTTGGGGAGGTTGACGATTTCGATGTTCGCCTTGGCGAGGATCGCTCGCGACTCCTTGAGGAGTGCGGCGACTTCCCGCAGGCGGACTGGTACCTTGTCGAGGGCTTCGATGGCAGAGAGAATGCTTCCGCCGCGCAGGCCAAGGGTATCCGCGTCGATCAGGTTGTTGCGGAGGTTGGTGGCCGGGTCGCCCGGAACTGCAATCGACTTGAAGACTGCCTCGATGTCCTTACCTACCTTGAAGTTTTGCCTCCTTTTGTTGGACAGCTTTGACTCAAGCATGTCCGCGTATCGGCGCATCTGATCGCGCTTTTGCTCAGAAAAGCTTTCGCTGTTCTGGGCATCTCGCGTTCTTTTCAGAACAGCTTCCAGTTGTTCACGGGTGAAGGGGGTTCCAGATTCCAGCGTGATTGGCGCGACTCCTGATTCCCGCGTGGTTTCTCTCGGGATAGCCTCCACGCCTTGCGGCTGCTCGGGAGTAAATAGCCTATCAGGAACCGGGCGGGAGACTACTGTGCCACTAGGTCCCGGGGTAGACGGAAGGACAAGCCTCAGTAGCTCTGCCGTTTCAGGAGAAAGCTCACGGGACTTGGCTGCACGGTCGCCCGCACGCTTGGAGGCGATGTCCTGCTGAAGGCCAACCTGTGCGGCTTGTTCACGAACGAAGGCTTCGAAGTCGGCGATTGGTTGGAGAGATGCCTTAACCACGCGGCGGTCTGCTATAGCCCTCGAAGTAAAAAGATACTTCTGCGCTTGTTCAAAAGCAGCGCGTTTTTCCGGCGTGTTTATCAGCGCGTTAACGCGTGTTAATGCACCAGCTAGCGTTGCTTGCGTGGAAACTCTTTGTCCGACTATTTCAAGAGCTGCTGATGCGCCGACTTCGCGCACCAACTTGGCGAATGGGTTGCGCTCAAATAAAGCTTCCAATCTAGCGTTCTGACTATCGTCTGCTTCCGCGGACGTATTCGTCTCCATTCGCGCTCCGTATGGTAGATTAGACGATAGGATGCGGAGTATGTCTTTTTTTGCAGTATCAAGGAATACGCCAGCCAGTCGCTGTTTCTCTAGAAGAGCCGCTACTGCCTTATTCTCTTTAATCCTGTTCGCTATGGCAATGGACTTCGCCACCGCTTCTTCTCCGTCTTCGCTGCTTTGGGTAGCGCGCAGCGCAGCCTGTTCTTTATCCGTACCTCCACGTAGGATATACATTGCTCTGTCAACAGCCTTAGCAATATCCTCGGATACCTCATTGCGAACTAAGTCAATAAGCGTTTCCGTTGGGAGGGATTCAGCGTTGGTCACACCACGCATAGCAGCTGTTCTCTCGAATGCCTTGCGGGTTTGCGGGTTGGCGTCCACGTTGCTGATGACGGATCGAAGAACCGACTGGGCAGTTTCCGGGGCAGCTTCAGCTTCAGTTTCCTCTGGAGCGATTTCGATATCCAGCAAGGTAGCGCCCCCAAGGCTGCTATACATGCTAGCAGCGAGATCGTCTGCGTCTGCCTGCGAAAGCAACTCCGGAGTATCCGCGTCTTCAATGCGGGCAGTGGGGTCCACATAGCTATCCCGAATCCCGATTCCGTGGGAGTACTTTCTGGCCAGCTGCGCGATGATCGTGTCTAGCGCGTTTGGCTTTTGGACCATAGCGTCTCCTTCTTTCTTGAAGAAGCGCGTACTTCCTCCGTCGTCCTTCACCTCGCCGCGAAGTTCCCGTAGCAAGGATTCGCCATAGGCTTTCAGGGCTTGGTACTCGTTCAGCTTGGTCTTCGCCTTTTGGCTGTACGCTTTTACGAGGGCGTCTTTAGCGAAATCTCCGATCTCTTTAGATAGGAATTTGACGAAGTCCTCGCCCGCGGACAGCTTCTCTTCTATGCGGATGGCTAGTGTGAACTCCCTTAGATTTCGGCGATAGCGGTTTACTACAGCGAAAGCAAAATCACTGGGGTCTATTTGTGCCGCAGCGAGAGTAGCCTCTACTCCGGCCAAGGCGCTGCCTTTCGTGCTGTTGTATAGGACAATCTGCGCTTCAGTAATCCACTCGCTCTCTGCGAGGGCGATGTTTCCTGAGGACTTGTTACCTTGTGGGGTAGCGCCGAGCAACCGGGTCAGGTTGCGTGGTACCTCTGGGAGTGCGTTGGTGAACTCGAAGTACGGGTACACTGTTCTACCGTCTACGTCATAGCTCTTCAGCTCTTCCGGCAAGTATTTACCGATAGGGCCGTTCAAGTCCCCTGCCTTGTTTACTACTTGCCCATCAGGAAGAGTGACGGATTGTACATGACCGTTTTTGCTGACGTCAATATTTGGGTTGACCTCCGCGCGCTGGTTCTTCGGGACGAAGATAGAGAAGTTGTTATTGAGGAGCCACGCAGTCATGTATAGATCGTTGGTATGAAAACCAACTACCTCTCCTTCATCGCTAACCTTAACAGCCAGCTTGATCTGCTTGGGACCACCTCCGCCGCGACGACCGCGCACTGAAAGTTCTCGCTTCGCCTTGCGGATCTCACCGGATTCCGGTTTCCGCATCAGCTGGTAATCGCCAGTACTCATGCGGTCGGCGATTTGGTAGTCGATTCTGGTGACGGCATCACGTAGATGCTTGAGACGCGTCCGGTTCTCTTTGTAGTTCCGCTCGGCAACAAGAGAATCAATACGCGCTTCGAGGATCTCCTTGGTGGCTTGAAGGCGCTGACCAATCGAGCTTAGGCGGACGTTGAGCGGGTACAGGATTTCTGGATCTACCGTCAAATTCTCTGGCTGCGCCGGAGCTTCGTACACTGGGTAGACCGCTTCGACTTGTGCTTTCAGCGATCCATAGAAGGGCTGTGCGTAGCTGTTGTCACCGTAGGAACCGTTGCTCTTTAGCATGGTGCTTACCTGATCTAAGCGTGGAACAACGCCGCGCGCCAGTAGATCCTGAAACAGGGTATAGTCCTGAGGAGTCAAAAATCCACTCTCGGAGTTCGTGTCCGTCAAGCGGGAGTGCGTTGTCTGATTGAGGCCGAGGTCAACTTTAGGGCTGGCCGTATCAAGGAGCGGGGCGACGTCCTTTCTGGTGAACTTGGCGGATTCCTCGGCTACCTTGTCGGCAGCAGCTTGACGCAGCTTCTTTTTGTTCGCCTTGGCCGCGGCCTGCATGGCGATGACTTCGTCTAGGATCGAGCGGGGCGAGACGTTTTCTTCGACACTTGCTTCCGCATTTCCTTCAACCACTCCGGGGATGGGGGCGGCTTCGACAGTAGCTGCTGGAGCTTCGAGTTGGATGTTTTCTGGGGTGGGCGCATTGTCACGTCGGCGGGTGGAGCGATAGACGAAAGTTTTTGGGGCGGTCTCCGGGTCAGCAGGAGTCGCGGCAGCGGCTTCCTCGGCAGCGGCGAGCAACGCTTCAGGATTCTCGGAGTTCTCAAGAGTTTCCACGACTGCTTGCACGGCGCGAGCCCTTGAGACTCTCTTCTTGGCGGCAGTGGTCTCAGGCTTCTCAGTTGCCGCAGGTGCGGGAACTTCGACCGTGGCGGCGGCGATCACCGCTTCAACTTCAGCAGGGCTTGCGAGCGGGGCGACGATCTCGCCTACTGCGAGATCAAGCAGATCGGCCTTATCGGTTTCGAGTTCGACCTTTTCGGCCAACAGTTCCTGCTCAGTAGCTGCAGTCTCCGCAGACACTTGCTCCTTGAGCTGTGCCAATCCCCGATCCAGAGCAGCGAGGCGCGCGTCAATCTTCTCGACCTCAGCGCCGATGTTGGCGAACCGCTGCTGGCGGGCGCGGGGAGCGGCTTCGACAAAAGCGGTGCGCTGTTCAGGAGTAGTGGATTCCTGAATCAGGATAAGTGACTCGGATTCGTGATTCCTGATAAGTGGTGGCTGTTGCTCTTCTCCGAGTGGCAACTCTGCCTGCACATAGTTGGCTTGGGGTACTGGCGAAGTGCCCGGAGTAAACCCGAGGTCCAGCCAACGTGCCATGAAAGGGAACTCAAACTGCCCGTTGGCGCGCTCGACAGCGGGGCCTTCAGAAGAGACCAAGTTTTGAGGAGGTCCAAAACCTAGCTCAGCCTGCTCGTAGTTGGCGGCTTCTTGAGGGGGTGGGGTAGCCTCTTCGCTTGTGCCGAGATTTACAGCTCGGGACATGAACGGGAACTCATACTGCCCGTTGGCTCTAAAAATCGCAGGACCAACAACAGGGATAAGCTTTGCATCTCTAGCGGCGCGTCGTTCGAACACATCAAACTCCTCCGCGTCGGCAGCAACTTGTGCCTGTGCCGCGGCTTCCTCGTCCGCAGCAAACTGCGTGAGGCGGGTGCGGATGGTCTCCTTGTTCTGCTGGGCGAGGTCAAGCTGACGCTGAAGGAAGGTCGCCGTAGCCGGAGCACCGTTCGCCTTGAGGTTGTCGATTGTGCGGGACAGATAGCTCGCCTCGAACTCGGCCTGCTGATAGGCAGGGTCTGTGCGGTACTTCTGTTCGAGGAGTTCCACACCCTTGCTGCCGCTGCCGAGGGCTAAGCCAAAGGACGCGGCAAGGCCCGCAGCGCGGGCGCTGTCGGTCAGGTCAAAGTTCTTGCCGGTGACTGCGGACTGAACCACGTCGCTGGCAATGTTCTGGATGAACTCTTCTGCGCCTTCGCCAAGTCCTCCGAAGATTGCTCCTTTTGCGGGGGACAAGGCAGTCTTCACCACATCGCGGGCGAAGGTGTCAAAGTCAGCAAGGCTGATCTGCGAACGGACTTCGGGGGCGAGCTTCTCGACGCCCTTCACCACGTCGTCGTAGTAGGACTTCAGCTTACCCATACTAACGCCACGGCCAGTAGCGAGGGTTTCCACACCAGCCAGCTTGCCGCCGCCGATGCGGTTCATGCCAAGCGTGATCACATTCGACCAAAAGGCAGAGAGAGCCGCCGCTTCGGTGGACATGTTCTCCACCTGCTCGGAGGTAAACTTCTTGGAGCCGTCTGGCGCGCGCTGGGCTTCCAGCGAACTGCGGGTGCTGGAGTATGTGGAGCCAAACACGCTGGCACCCTGCGAGGTAAGCCAGCCGATCTCGTTCGGGGCTGCCTTGAGCGCCTTGGCGAAGTCATCTGCCACAGTCTTTCCGACAACAGACACAGCGCGGCCCGCTGTGCGTTGCGTGAAGTTTGCAAGAGTAGTTGCGGCTTCAGCTCCGAGCAACGATCTGGCAGCGATCTTTCCGCCAGAGGAAAGACCCCGTCCAATAGCTCCAGCAGCGCTACCCATACCACGAGACACTAAGATGTTGGCGACAAGCTGCGGCGTCTGCTCGACAAGCTGTTGGCCCCAACCGAAATCTTTTCCAAAGACTCCAGCCAATGCGGAGTTAGCAGCCTGCTCGCTACTGAGATCTCGACTGAGAGAGTATCCTATATCTTTGATGCCTTTACCAAGATAGCCGGGAGTAAGCGCGCCGATAGCTGGAATAAGGTCCGTAAGAATTCGCCCTACCGAGATACCAAAACTCTCCAGACGGTTAATTGCGCCGTTGTAATCTCCGCTTGCGGCGATCTGCTCAACGATCTCACCGTCCGACTTGCCTGCGTCTTTTGCAGTCTGGTACACATCGGCGAGACTTCCTTTTGCTTGGATCAGTTGCGGGATAAGCTCCTTGGCGTAGGCGTCGAGGTTGGCGTCACGCTCCTGAGTCATCAGGGCTTTCTGATCCTTGGTGACAGGCAAGGCTTCGAGCGTCTTGTTGAAGAGATCCTTGTTGACCTGAATACGCTTCGGGATCGCGTACATCCCGGTGGATAGGCGGCGGGCCGCAGAGGTCGGATTCTTCTCATCGAACTCAACCGAGTCCACACCACGAGTAATGGCAAAGTCGCGGACAGCTTCTGCGATCTCGGGTGTGGTGGCGAATTTTCCAAGCTCGGAACCAGACAAGCGGTGCGCAACTACATCTACAGACTCTGGGAGCACTCCGTCTCCGCCAAGGGCATCCAGATTCTTGCCCATTTGAGAGGGGATGTTGGACAGTTTGTCCAACAGGCTCTCACCTTGCAAACCGGCTCCAAGTAACGGGGACAGCACGGACCCAACTGCGGCAGCGGCAAACGCCGGGACTGCAAGGACTCCGCTGGTGACTTTCTTGCCGGTAGTCCGGTTGTCCGACTTGAAGCCCTTGACCGCAGACTCTAGATATCGCATCGCATCCGGGTCGCGGTTGGCGAGTGCCAGCATCTGTGCCTTGATGTCGCCTTTGCGCTCCAGCTGGGCAGGAGTTACGTCAAGCCCGGGGATCTTGCGGAAGGACTGCTGGATCTGTGGCAGTGCACGGCTGTCGATCAGGTCCGGGTTGGCCGAGGCGTACGCGGCGATCGTGGCGTCGTCCAGTTCTCCGAGGGCTGGGTCGGCGATCACGCGGTAGCGACCATCTTCGATCACGGTGGCGAACTTCGCCTTGCCAGTGGTGACTGCGTAACGCTTCGCGTTGTTCAGGGAGTTCTCATCCAAGAAAGGCTCCGCTTCCTTGCGGAGGGATTCGAGACGGGTTGCGTACTCTTCCTGATCGGTAACGGTCGGGGTGCCCGCCTGACGCTTCGCAGCGAGGTAGCCTCTGACCTTGAGTGCGCCTTCGTTGTTGCCTTCGTCCGAAAGCTTATCGCCTGCAAGGGCGAGGACGCTGTCCGACTGCGGGCGAAGGACGAAGGACTTTAAGGATTCCTGAAGAGCGGCTTCGTCGGCAGGAGCGGGAATCAACCCTTTCTCTACTGCGAACTGAAACGCATTGTTGTCCATCTCTTCGTTCAGCTCTGGTGTGAGCTGGCCTGCGCGGAGGTATTCGGCGCGGCTGTAATCGTTGAAACTACGAAGCGATTCGACTGGGTCGGTAATCGGATTCTTGGCGGACCAGTCGGTGTATGTGTCGGGCATCGGGGTGCAGCTTGGGTGGTTAGGGTTTCGCCTTAACGAAACCGGGATCGGTCATCAACTTTGGGTGCTGCCGGGGCAGCAGTGGGAGAAACAATCTGTCGGAAAGCTTTGCGCCGGAGCTGAGCGGCGGCGGAGTAAATATCACTGTCTGATTTGTCGCGGTAGGCTTCAGACGTTTCGGGAGCGTAGCGATCAATGATGTCCAATACAAGCTCCTTGTCGTTGAGAGTCTTGAATTTTGGGACCTGTTGGTTGGGGTCGAACTCGGTACCGATCTGGATGTCCTTGATTCGGTCGAGAACCGCAAGGTCGGCCTGCTTGGCTTTCTCTTGTTCTTCCTTTTGCTCTTTGGAAAGCTTCTCGGCTTTCTCCTGCGCCTTCTCTTGCCTATCGAGATCCTGATTCCTGAGCGACGTGATCTGATACGGGGTCATAGCATCGCCGTCAGAAATTTCAGGTTCTGCCGCCTGCGCAGCAAAACGATACTTCGCCTGAAGCTCTGGCGAATAGGTCAGCGAACTGGCGAAGCCCATCGCGGCGCGGTTGATGCGGGCACGCTTGGTCTTGGGGTCAAGTGCCGGATCGTCGAGGATGCTCTCGAAGGTCTGCATGGCCGCAGGCGCTTGGGCGATGGCATCCCGCTTGACCTGCGCGGATTGGCGGGCTTCTTCCAAGGCGAGGCGATCGCCCTCCAGACGGATGTTGCCAAGTTCAATCTGCTGGGCTTGCTGCCTGCGCTTGAGGGCTTCCTCTTGGATCTTCTCTTGTTGATCGAGGATGCTTGACGTGAGCGCGGATTTTGCCCGCGGTGATAGAGCCGAGTTGGATCGGATGGATCCAAACAGATTTGAAGTGAAGGCTGCGGTGTCTGAAGCTGGCATAATTTATTGGCCTTGGAGTCCTCGGGAAAATTCGCGGCGGGCCTCTTTAAGGGCTCTGGCAGCGGGGGCGAGCGTTTGCTGTAGAGTCTTACGGCGATCGGCTTCCGCCATCATAGCTGGAGAAGGATTTACAAATGGGTCACTTGTAGCAAGCTTACCTGCTTTATCCACGGCCATGGAGGTTCCAACTTTAGCTGCGTCGGATAGCTGACCCACCTTACGAAGCAGGCGTCCCGTAAAACGAGCCGCTCCGGGAGAAGTCTTTGGCTGCACAGGCGGGGGAGTGGGCTCAACGTAATCCTCAACAGGGGTTCGTGGTCCCTGATCCATGATACGGGCGATGCGCTGTTGTTCCGCGTCAAAGTCCTTCTGCGCTTGGGTAGCGGGAACACCATAGCCAGCTGGCATGGTCACTCCGCCAATAACAACCGGGCGGGCGGCGATCTCCGCTTTTCTTTTAGCACGATCGCTACGATCAAAGGATTCGCGCAGACCGGAGACAAGCTCAGACATGGTAGGTCCAGCTGGGGTAGTCGGCGCTGCGGGTGCGGCAGACGCCTTGGCTTGCTGCGCGCCCACTTCCGCCATGCTGCCTGCGGCACCTGTTGGGTTGGTGAGCTTGTCGTAGGCACTCTGAAGGGCCTCACGGCGAACCATGTCCTTTTCCGCGCGAGTCTGCTCGACCATGGGCGAACCGCTGGTGTCGAGGTAGTCGATCGAAGCGGCAGGCTTAGTTGCTGGAGCAGGTTGCGGAGTGCTGGGTAGGTCGGGCCGCCGGATGCTGGCTGGAGCAAGCTGCGGAGGGTTGGTTAAAGCAGGTTGCGGAGTGCTGATTGGGACGGGCTGCCGGATGCTGGTTGAAGTAGATGCAGTGCTCGGCTTGGGAGTACCCATCCGGGATTCGCGCTGCCTCGCGTAGAACTGCGTGGCGGTTTCGCCCGGGCGTGCCTCGTTCAGGGAGGCATTCGTCGAACGGGTAGGCTGCTGGGAGGTTGCGGCAGTATCCAGAGGGTTTTCGCCACGTAGCAAGGCTGCTCGCTGGGCATTGGATAGGTCTTTGGCGCGCTCGCGGTAAGCCCGAGACTTGTTTTCTTCCTCGTAGGAGCGGATGTTCGACCCGCGGGCTTCTTTCTCCTCAAGAGAGGTAGCGACACCTTCTTCGTAGAGTTTTTCTGCGGTTTCGCGAAAGCCTGCTCGCTGAGCGCGGCGCGCCTCACGTTTGAGAACCTGAGAAGGAGAAGAAAGGGAGCGGGTAACTGCCATCCCGGAATAGTATACGTGATTCGGGATTCATTCAATACCCAAGTCAATCTAAATCTTAGTTGAACTGGGCGTTTCTAGCGGCGTGGTAGTCCTCGTTGTAGTGGCGAAGGGCGTGGCAGTTGGCGCAGAGGGGGATGCACTTCTCGATCTCGGCCATGATCGCCTCGCGCTTGACGCCCTTGTTCACCATGGTGGCGATGGTAGCGACCTTATCACGCAGGTGGTGAAAGTGGATTGCTGCGCCATGAGAGAAACCGCAGTCAATGCAGGACAAGGTATTCTTGTACTCGAAGAACCAGTCCTTGTTCCGCCGCGCCGAGTTGCGTCGGGACTCGCGGTGCTTCGCTGGATCGAGGTAGGGCATTAGGAAAGTGGTGGGGTGTGGCCTCCCCCGGATTCTCCAGAGGCACCCCGTTTGGAAAGATAAAATGTCACATAATTATTGTCACCACTTGACCTTGTCGGCCCACCATGCGGCGCTCAGTTTGCCCTTGGCAATGTTCTTTGCATGGCGAGCTCGGAAAGACTCGCGGCGCTTGCGGTAAGCTCGGGACTCCCCTTCTTTGGAGGGAGACCCAGAGACGCCCTGCTGGCCGAAGCGGATTGTTTTCACTTCGTCGCCCGCCTTGGCGACCACCACATGTGACTTGGTGGGGTGGCTTGGCGTGCGCTTCGGCTTGTTGAAGCCGGAAACTCCAGCACGTTCAAGGCGGGGATCTTTGCTCATGGTGAGGAAATTGTAACCGGTTACCGCGTCCGGAGCAAGCCTATCGTGCTTGCGGCTCATCCCTTTCGGGACCTTGTTCACGTTGAGTGTTCCAGCCGTCGCTGGTTTGCTTGCCGATTTGAACGGCACCTACTCTATACGGTCCATAGCATGCACTCAAAGTTGGTAGCGGGGGCGAGAATCGAACTCGCGTCACGGTGGCTTATGAGACCCCGGGAGAACCAGCACTCTCCCCGCAGTTGAAAGTTAGGAGCCGAAGTGGGATTTCAGACCCACATTTCCCCGGTACTGTCTGGGGGTCCTAGGGTTGGACGATTCGGCATTGGAGCCCACTCTCGGGCGGTCACGGTGGTCGTTGTTTGAGGCCCAAGCCCACACCGTTTGCATCAGGCGCGAAATCATTTGCCAATGGATTCCACGAACCGCCATGCCTGCTTCTCCTGCTCGCGCACCCACTTGTTCGGGTCGCGGAGATCAGGCGAGTAGGCCACTCGCCGCTCGGGCCAGTTGCGGTCTACGATGGGAGGGCGTTCCGCAACCGGACCTTGGGGTTTGGCGGGGGCGACAACAGGGCACTTGGGTAGAAACACCTCCCGAATTACGCATGCAGGCAGAGGCGCGGGAGGTCCATCAAGGGAGCGTTTGCTGGCCTTGGAAAGAGGCTCGGCGGAAAGAGGCAGTGCGACCAGAGTCAGCGCGAGCAGGCAGCGCACGGCGAACCCAAAGGCAAAGCTGAGGAAGCAAGCGGTGGGGGCGAGGACGTCAGACAGGCGAAGGTCTTCGCCGAGGGAAGGAAGAAACTTGGAACGTGTCGCTGACATGGCGGGACTATCGCACGAAAACCGCGGCGAGGTCAATCTAAAAATCGCGACCCCGTTCCGCCGAAGCCTAAAAGAAAACTGAGCATTACATTAGCGTCACTACAGTAGAGGAAGGAAAAAGAATACGTTCCCCTGCATACATGTGCGTAGTCTCTTATTCTTTTAAGGAGAGAGCGTGTAGTGAAGCTAATCTAATTTCCGACTCACTTACCACGAATCCCTTACCACGATTCACTTTTCACGCTTCAGAAATTGAGTAGTACAAGCCATTGAAACACTTGTTGGTGACAGGAATCTGAGGATAATAGCCAGCTTTGAGTGACTAGGGATAAATGATACATGATAAGTGACTGCTCAATCTAGCAGCATGCTGTGCGGTGAATTACTGATCGCATCCAATTTTCGGAATGTAAAATTTCTCCTCAACGGGGCCAGTCCGTCTTCGTTTTTTATTGGTTCGGTAGCCAGAAAACTGAACCGATCGCGGGCCAATTCGAGCATAATGAAGCCCGCATCCGCCAAGTCAGGCGAGTGGCCCATGCGCTTTTTGAAGTCCGCCTTGCTCTCAACCTTCATGCGCAGGCCCGATCCACCCTTCACGGTTTCGTAGTTCCGGGCGCACATGTCCTTCGCCATCTCGTTCGGGATACCCCGCAGCTGACGGCAGCGGATCAGCTCCTTGCCTACAAACCAAAGCTCGCTGACGCGGTTTACATAAAGCTCCTTCGCCTCGCGGCGATCGTTCATTGAGACCCGCTTGCTTGACGCTCCGCCTTGGAAGTTGACCCGCAGAATCTGGGGCGACCACTCAGTCGCCAGCACGTCGCAGAACGGGTTGCCTGCACTGGTGGCGTCAACGGCGAGGTTCTCTGGCAGGATGCCGCGCTTCTCGCACTGCGCCTTGACCTGCTGCACGATCTGGAAAGTACGCGGTACCGCCTTGTTGTTGGCGTCGTCAAAGAGCTTCACGTATTCCTTGAACTGGAGGCAGTACTGCCCAAGGCTGTCGTAGCCCAGCTCGCCGAACATCAGCACCGTGTCGTCCCCGCCGTTGGTGAAGGACGGGTCGAGTGCGGCGATCTTCACCACGCCAGTCAGCGGCTCCGAAGAACACGCGCTGGACCGGTTCAGCTCCGCCTCGGTGTAGATGCCTTCCGCCTCGTCGGAGTCGAAGAAGATGGCGCGATACATGCGCATGTAGCCGCGACTGTTCGGACCCATCTGTTCCTTGCTGACTTCGACACCCTCGCGGGTCGGTAGGTACGGGTAGGGAGGTTCATCGAAGTCGAGGTTGGGCGACTGCTCCGCGTCGAAGCGCAGAAACAACCCGCCGTACTTGGTTCGCCACTTGATGGCGACGTGTGGGTCCACGCTGTCCCAGCCGCCTGCTGGCTCAGACCAAATCCCGAAGGCATCGAAGCGCGAGTTCGGGTTGGACGCAGCACGCAGTCTGAAGTAGGGGTTCTGCGTCATGTTGGATAGACCCGCCTGCACAATCGCCTCGGACAGTTCCGAAAGCTCGTCTGCGATGAGGACCACGCGCTCGTTGTGCATCCCGATCAACTTACCCACGGCATCCCGGGTCTGCTTCTTCTCAGCGGCGATCAGGCGAATCCCCGCCGTTTCAAGGATGGTCCCGTCAGGCGTGACGTAAGCTGCCGATCCGATCGAATCACGAACCTTGATCGGGATTCCGTCAATGGCATCGAGAAGCTTGATAATCGCGCCCCAGATACGGGTTCGTGATGCCTGAAGCGTGGTGGAGGTGACCAGCACCAGCGTCTCGGACGGCGCGCAGAGCCATTCCACAATCGCGTAGGCGGCGAGGGTGTAGGACTTGCCGGAGCCAGCAGACCCGCCGAGGGCGAGATACTTCTCACGGACACAGGCGCGGACTGTCTGCTCCGCCCACTTGTGCTTGACGCAAAGCGGCTTCTCCTGATCGTTGTTCCAAAGGATGTCAGCGATCTCCCAGAAGCAGTGTTCCCGGACTCCGGGTAGTTCGTGGTGGCGGAAGGCGTAGAGATAGGCGGTCAGCACATTGCACGGCTGGATGGTCATTTCGCTGATTTCCCAGCTGCCATCTGCCTGAAGTTGAAGGCGGGTCATAATTTTTCTTGCAAGGGACCCGGGAATTGTGCATGGTTCGAGCTGTCAATACCAGACTATATGGAACCAACCCCCACCCCACTGCGTTTTGCTCACATGGAGCAACGCCGAAACCCAGACACAGGCACCATGGAATTTCGGTGGTCCGACAAACCGGAAGAGGTTGCGCCTACTCTTGAAGAGCTGGCAGTAATTTCAGGGAGGTCTCTTGGGGCTGGCGCACAAGTAGAAATCATTACCCCATGAACGAAGAACGCTTCCTAACATGGTTCATCGCGAACCAGTCCGACCTTGAAGAGGCCCGCGCCGACATCGAGGAAATCCTCGACAAGCTCAACCGCCGCCTGCGACTGACTGATGATTCGCCCCAGCAGGAGCTGCTTCACGAATACCTTTTCAACGGATACGAACCGCTGTGATCATCGCAATCGACTACGACCGGACTTGGTCCGCTGACCCCTCTACTTGGAACGCTGTCTACGAGCTGCTCCTTTCCCGGGGCCACCAAGTCATCATGGTGACCGGGCGAAAGCAGTGGACTGACGATATGAAGCGTGGCAACTTGCCGGAAAGCCTGAGGATTTTCTACACAAACGGGCAGCTCAAGGAGTGGTCGCTTAGAACCCAGCGTGGACCTAAAGTAGACATCTGGATCGACGACATGCCCGGCATGATTCAAAACTGTAAGCTACTCCAAGGAGACCTATGACCATCGCCCACCCCACCGCAGTAAAGAAGAAAGCCCTCAAGCTGTGGCGTGATGGACACAAGACCGTGTCCATCGCCAAGGCGGTCGGCGTGTCCACCCAGACCGTCACGCGCTGGGCGAGAGATGCCAAGGCAGTCCGCAAGGACAAGCCCGAGGAACTGGTGGACGACACCCAGTTCGTCCTGCCGATCGAGACCGACGAGTCGATCCCGCTGGTGAAGATCCAAGAGTCCGAGAAACGGGACCACGCACTGGCGACAGCGGTTCAGGCTGCGGCGACTCCCGCTGACCAGTACAACGCTTTTGTCGCGGCGAAAGGTACCGAGATTCTCCAACAAGCCCTGAACAGCGGAGTCCTGATTCCCAAGACCTACAGCGACATCCAGAAGCTCGACGGCATGATTCGGGATAGCCTTGGCCTGAACAACAAGAAGGGTGGTGCGGGAGTCGGAGGACGAATCAGCATCGACCTAAAGGTCCTGCAAGCACAGCCTGCCCGGGCAACCATTGAGGCGGAAGTCGTTGATCCAGAGGATGACGATAATCCCTGAACATTTTAATTGACGACGGTCCCGGTTTATGGGATTCGTTGTTCGTGATGAACAACGACGAACTGAAATTACTCGCAAACGGGATTGCGTCCATCGCCGATGCGTTGGACCTACCCTTTGAGGAGGTCATGGAAGCCTTAGCAGAAGGCGATGTCCTGACCTGTAAGGAACTTGATCAACTATTGGATTATCGCGAAACCGTCTGAACCATGCAAATCGTAGCAACACCCCTACCACCTTCCCGAGCGGGTCGCCGCAAGGGATCTTTCTCTGAACTGGGCGCAGCCATCCGCAAACTGGAAGTCGGCCAAGCGGTCGTCATGCCAGTCGCCGGGCCAGCCCATGTGTCCACGCTGCGGCGTCACGCCGCGCGAGTTGGAAGTGATACAGGGCGCAAGTTCTCGGTGCGCTTGGATGAGGCGGAAAACAAAGTAGGAATCTGGAGGAGAGCATGAGCCACAAAGGAAGCTGGAACCGGGTCAAGGATCGGAACGCCTTCGCCACGAATTACGATTCAATCTTCAGGAAGAAGGAGCCCGAGGCGAAACCTTTCTCGCCATTCGACATCCCTCCTGAACCCCCTTGCCCGAACCACGAATCACTTGAAACCGTAATCAGCGATCCTGATACCTGAATCGGGGTTCTCGAAACCCGTTAGCCCTTTGATTTTATGAGAAACGTAAACTGCCCTAAGACAAGAGTCTTCGTCCGCTGCGATGCGTTCGGGGGTCCCGCCGACCGTTTCGAACCAGCATGGCTCGTCTCGGTTAGGGCGATGCGGAACCGACCCCTCTGCTTCCAAGTGTGGGTCGATAAGTTTGCGGCCTGTTTCGACAAAGTCCCGCCGCAATGCTTGTTCTGGTTTGAGCCAGAAGACGGCGAAACCGCGCTACCCCTCCACAAGATTCAGATGTGGGAGTGCTTGTCTGGGTCGATTGAGATGTGGCGCAAGGACCAGCTCAACGACGTACCCGTGCTGGTCAACCTCGGCAAGGGCATCCCCCCTATCGGTGGACACTACTGGTTCACGCTCGACTTCCTGCCGGAAGGTCAGGCGCAAGGAATCTTCGATGTCGGCGACTCCGAGCTACTCGAAGAGCACAAAGAAGGAAACGTCATCCGACTCACCAATGGACAGATCGCCATCTACCCGAACAACCGGATCAAGTGGTTACCTGTCTCCCTCACGGGCAAAGATGCCGCCGCGACAATCCCGGACTGGGACGTTGCGACCAATGCTCAATGGGACGAATGGTGGTCGGACTCGGACGAAATCCTCGGAGATGCGAAATGGGCTTACTAAACCGAACAACTCAATGACCGCCACATACACCTACCCACCCGCCGTGACCCAGCGATTCGACAAGCTGCTGGACATGGTCAATGACGAACGCAAAAAGCGCACGACGATCATCGAGCGCCTGAAGCTGATTGTGCAGAACCCAATGGCCGACGAGCACTCGGTCTCCGAACTCGAACGCCTGATCAGCGCCTACGAAAAATGAGCACGGCAATCGCGTTAATTCTTCTTGTGATGCTGGTAATCGCTCTATACGATCCCGGCGACGACTCCGACAACTTCGGGGGTCCTGACAACGTACACAACTACTAATGGCAAGCCCCTCAAAAGCAAAAGGCAATCGCGCTGAAGTCAAGCTGGTCAAGTTCTTGGAGTCCCGAGGGCTTGACGCCAAGCGCGCTTGGGGCTCCAACGGCAGGGCGATGGGCGAGCACGAAGAGGTGGACGTGAAGTCCGCCGGGTGCCGCATCCAAGTCAAGGCCCGCAAGGCGCTGCCCGCGATCATTACCTCGGCGCTGACTGAACACGTAGACGCAGCAGTCCTCATGGAGGATCGCCGAACCCCCGTGGTGGTCATCCGTCTGGACTCCTTTGCAAAGATCCTTCAAAATGGCTGGACCTACTAAACGGCGATACCGCCACCCAAAAGCGATAGTCGGATTCCGAGAGCCAGCTCGCGGAGACGACCACAACTTTTCAGACGTGGACCGAGCCCTGCATAAGTGGCTCCTTGCCCGGGACCCGGAATACCGGAAACAGAAATACCTAACCAACCAGCGTGAAAACGAAAGCGACGGAGTTTCCCCAGCGTGACGGAACCGTGCTCTACGGAATCCAAGTCATGCGCCCGGTGGCGAGGTGGGTGGATTTCACCCGCAACGGAAACATTGATCTTTACAAGGATCCCCAAGCGCGCGATGACATGCGCGAGTATTTGAGACAACTACCTGACCCCAAGAAGCAGTGACCCTAGACAACCTTCTGTCTCTCCACGAAGAGACCACCACCCGATGCCGTGAGATCATGCGGCAGAAAAACATGGACTACTCCGGAGGCGACGGCGACCCCTTTGCCAACTTCCGGATTGCCGAATGCTTTGGTCTTCACCCGGTCACTGGAATTATCCTGCGAATGACCGACAAGCTCCAGCGCGTAAGAGCCTTCATCAAGAACGGAGTCTGCGCCGTGGATGGGGAATCCGTGGACGATGCTTGCGATGACTTGGTCAACTATGCGATTCTCATGAAGGGGTTGCTCAGGGAGGAGCGGAGTACACTATGAACTCCTACCCAATCAGAGGTCGCCACGGCCACTCCATGACCTTCCACGAACAGGAAGACGGAACCTACTTCGTCGAGCTGGTTGGAGAGTGTCGCGAGTATTCTCGGTGCGGTTTCGAGGATACGCCAGAAGGGCGAGTCTATCGGTTCATTGATCCTCCGGGTGGGCCTTTTGTCAGCGTGAGCCATCATCTAGATGACTTCAACCGTGAAGCACCGAAGAAGAAAATCACGGCGATCGTCAATGCGAATGATCGCTGGATTCTTGAAGTAGAATGAAGACCCTATTCCCAGCCCAAGAGAAGGCAGTCAAGCTTCTGGTATCCTCGATCATCGAGCGCGGAAGCGCGTTGAACTCGTCCTGTACCGGTTCGGGCAAGACCGTCATGGCGTGCGCCGTGGCGAGGAAGCTCCACTGCCCGATCGCCGTGATCGCCCCCAAGGCCACCCTCCCTTCGTGGAAGCGTGAACTTGCCGAGTGGGGCATTGAGCCGGTGTTCGTGACGAACTACGAGAAGATCCGTAACGGGTCGGCGCACCTCAAGAAGGTGACGAAAAAGATCATGCGCTGGGATCTGCCAGAAGACACGCTGGTGGTGTTTGACGAATGCCAACGCTGCGTCAAGGAAGGGGCACTGGTCACCATGTCTGACGGGAGTCTCAGGCCCATCGAGGACGTCAAGGCGGACGATTTTGTCCTTACCCCACTAGGCCCCAAGCGCGTAACGTCTAGTGCGTTCACAGGGATTAAACACGTTGTCCTTGTATCCTTTGCTGGTGGTAGTGTAGAATGCACGCATGACCACAAGTTGTTCACACAAAGAGGATGGGTTGAAGCAGGCAAGCTCAAGGACACAGACTACCTGTGCCTGCACGGATTGCGGGGTGCCCCTAAAGGATCAGAGCGGAAGGAGCACTCGATGCCGCCCGTGCTCTGCAAAAACCAGACGCAGAGTAGCCTCGAAGGAGTGCCCATGCTGTGGCAAAACTTTTCGGGGGAAGCCTTCAAAAATGGGAACTCGGAATTTCTGCTCCCGCTCATGTGCCTCAAAAGCCATGCACGCAGCGGCGTCTCCGGAAGAGAAGAAGCGCCTGTCCGAAAACATGAAGCACCTATCAGCAACCCACCCGGGGTTTGCCGCGCGGTACGCAAAGATGAATGGGGACAGCAACCCCATGAAGTCTCCCGAGACTCGGAAAAAGGTATCCAAGGCACTAACTGGGGTTTCCCGACCGCACCTGACGGGTGGGAACGGGACTGGCATGACCGTACCACAGGAGAAGTTACTGAAGGCTCTCGGTTCTTCGTGGGTCCCAGAATTTGTGGTGTGGGGCCGCGGGCACCACGCGGAATGGCCCCTCATGCTAGTGGACTTGGCTTTTCCAGAGAAGAAGATCGCTGTAGAAGTGGACGGGTTGTCTCACAACACGCTCAAAGCGAGGGAGAGGGATCTGAAAAAAGACCGGCTTCTAGCCGAGGAGGGTTGGAAAGTACTCCGTATCAAGAATTCCGAAGTGGCGGAAGATTTAAGCGCGTGCGTTTCACGGGTGCTAGAGTTCTCCAAGTAACCCCGGTACCGGGAGAGCACAACTGCTACGACATTTCTGTAAAGCAAGCGGAGTGCTTCTACGCCAATGGTGTATTGGTTCACAACTGCAAGTCGCCGTTTACCCAGAGCAGCCAGCTGCTGATCTCGGCGAAGATGCAGGGCGTGCGCACGCTGCTCCTGTCCGCGACTGCGGCGGAAGACCCGACCGAGATGCGGGCGATCGGCTACGCCTTGGAACTGCATGGCTTGAACCGTGGCACCGAACTGCTCCCCAACTGGGACAAGTGGATGAAGTCCTTCGGCTGCTTTCAAGACCAGTGGAAGAACTGGAGGCCCGGACCCGTCAAGAAGCTCCTGCCTCTCCACGATCGCCTCTACAAGGACCGCGCTGTCAGGATCACTGAACGCGACTTGCCGGAAGCCTTCCGCGAGAACTGGGTTCTTGAAGACCCGATCGAGTTCGGAGCGGTCTCCAAGATCAAGAAGTTCTACGAGGACGCGGGGGTCACCACCGAGGTGATCGACGAGCTGATGGATCACATGGACACCTTTGACAAGGAGGATCGCGCCAAGGCGAGGGACAAAGACGCCAAGGTGACCATGCTGCTGACCCGCATGCTCCGCGCCCGCCAGCTGACTGAGGCCCTGAAAGTCCCGGACATCGTCGAGATGACCAAGGACATGATCGAGGAGCACAAGTCGGTGGTCATCTTCGTGAACTTCCGCGAGACGCTGGACGCCTTGGTGCCTGCACTAGAAGCTACGCTCAAGATGGAAGTCGGCTTCGTCAACGGCGGACAGAACGCCGAGGAGAGGCAGGACTACGTGGACCGCTTCCGCGACGACAAGCTCCGCGTCATCGTCCTGAACTCTGAAGCAGGCGGCACGGGCATCGACGGATTGCAGGACACGCACGGCACTTTTCCGCGAGTCTCGCTGATCTCCCTCTCCTTCAACGCCAAGACTTTCAAGCAGGTGCTCGGTCGAATCCACCGGGCAAATTCAAAAAGTGACGCGCTCCAAAAGATTTTGATTGCCAGCGGCACGATTGAAGAGTACGTCTTGAAAGCGATCCACAAGAAGCTTTCCAATCTGGAAGCCCTACACGGAACCTGAACCTACCCTACCCTACCATGAACGACACTACTGACTGCCTATTCCTCGGAGGCCCCCGCGACGGATCTACCCTCAGCATTCCTGATTCGGCTGACCACCTTACAGCGATCTCCGCTGATGAAGCCCAAGAAGCTTGCGACAACGAAATTACCAGCGACCAGCTGCGCCATGCGTTCGGATACCGCCGCGTTAGTGATACCAATGTCTTCGCCCATACGTCACTTAATGACGAACAGGTTGAGGCGATCCTCACCCACGAGTGTGAGCCTGACGAAGACGAGGAGTGCGATTGCTTGGAATCCAAGCTGTTCTCGATTCGTGAAAATCTGGTGGCTGCACTCGCCTTTGCTCACCCGGACAGCGAAGTAACTCCTCTCCTGTACGACGCCATCGGAGAACTGAACGACATCCTCTAACATGTCCTGCTGGTTTATTTCGGATGCCCACTTTGGGCATGAGAACATCGCAAACTTTGCCGATCGCCCGATTGTTTCGGAGGCCGACAACGTGCGGTGGATCACTGAATGCTGGACCAGCGTCGTTAGCAAGAAAACCGCCGGGGACAGATCAGACATTGTCTTCTGCCTCGGCGACATGGCCTTCAATGAGCGCAGCCTCGGCATTGTCCACGCAATGCCGGGGCGGAAGGTCCTGATCAAGGGCAACCATGACGTTCACTCGCCTGCTGAGTTTGAAGTCTACAAGCAGATCCACGGACTGCTGAAGTACAAGGGCATGTGGCTCAGCCACCCGCCTATCCACGATCAGGAACTTCGGGGCAAGCCTAACATCCACGGGCACGTCCACAGCGCCACGCTAGGCGACCCGCGCTATTTCAACATCTGCCCTGAAAACATCTATCCCAAGTTCGGCAGGCCGATGATCAACCTTGACGAACTCCGGGCTTGGGTATCTGAATACTATTCACCATTACACGCATGAACCAAGTAGATCACGCATCACGCGGACACCACGAAATGGGTCCAAGTAGCCTCAAATATATCGCATCATGCCGCGGCTGGAAGTCGCGAGGCGGATCAAGCCCCGCCGCAGAAAAAGGAACCCGGATTCACGAAGCAGTAGAGATGCGCGACTTCTCAGGGCTCCACGATGAGTCAGAAGTCGCCATCTACGACCAGCTTATCGAAGGCGAAGAACGCTGGATTCAAACTGTCTTTGGTGACGCCCCGGTGGAGATCTACAAGGAAGTCGCCTTGGACATGGAACTCCCCTATGGGTCCAGCAACTTCGGCACGTCGGATCTTGTGGTCATCGGAGGCGATACCTGCCTCAACCTTGACCACAAGACCGGCATCGGCGAGATCGACGAGGTGCTGGACAACTGGCAGGCGTTCAACTACGCCATCGGAGTCTTCCAGCGGTGGCCTGAAGTCCGAACCATCCACAGCGTATTCCTGATTCCGCAACGCGGGCAGGAGTTGCATGGCACGTTCACCCGCGATCAGCTGGAAGCTCTGGAGGACAAGGTCGCCACGGTCATTCTCGAAGGCAAGATCACCCGCCTCCGCTGGGAGAAGGGTCAGCCGCCTCTTGAGGAACTCAACCCGAACAACGGATGCACTTACTGCGTGTTCGCTGATCGGTGCCCCGCCCTCGGCCACATCGCATTCGAGATCGCGGCGAAGTACGAACCGGAGTGGTTGCCTGAAGGACCGATCCGTTCCTCCGAAGTCGAAGACCCGGAAACGCTTGGCAAGCTCTACACCATCGCCTCGATCGTCGAGAAGTGGGCAGAGGGAATCAAGCGCAAGGGAGTCCTTGCAGCCCTTGACGGGATTCCTCCGACTGGCTTTAAGATCCGGTCGATGGGCTGCACCCGCAAGGTGACCAGCCCTGCGGATTTCCTGAACGTGGCGGAGAAGCTCGGCATGGACCCGAAAGAAATTTTGGCTCTCGCTGATTTTCCTGTTGCCAAGGTCCGCGATTTGTATTCTTCTACTGCCAAGCGAGGACAGAAGACCGCCTACGCTGAGCAGTTCGAGGAGGCGATGGTCGCTTCCGGAGCTGTTGAGATTGGGTCTGAACGAGTCACCCTCACCAAAGAGTAATCATGGACATCGAACAACTAAAACTGGTCCTCCAATCCGTGGATGGAGTCACTGAAGGAGCGAAGCAGATCGGCATTGGCTGGCTTGCGTTGGACTTTATCAAAGAGCTAGTCCCCTTTGCGTTTGGAGTCTTTGTAGCTACTAAGGCAGCAAAGATTATTCAAGAAGTGTGCACTGAACGCTCCCGAATGCAATCTCTGCGAGATCGTGTATTCCCAGACCAAATCGGAACAGTCGTGTCCGCAAGCGAGTTTCGGCGAGTTTCGGCTCTCCTTGAAGCGGGCATCAAGAACTCCTAACTTTCCCTGACAGGGCGTCCTCGGAGCACGTCCTACCCAAGCCACCCGGCAAAGCTCCCTCCCACAAACCGTTACACACATATGGCTACTAAATCATTCGCTCCTGCGACCACCGAAGAAGAAACCACCACCGCGCTTGCCGCTGCCCCAGCCCCCGCTGCGGCCTACGCAGCCAGTGACATTGAGTTGCCGCGCCTCCAGTTCGTGCAGAAGATGACCGACCTCGACTTCGAAGCCCCAGTGGGTTCGATCGTCCTGAATCGGGAAAGCGTCCTCTACCGTCCGGGAATCAAGGTTCCGGCAATCGTGATTGCTGCGCAGAAGTACTGGAAGCAGGACATCCCGTTCGACAGCGACCAGCAACCTGTGTTCCTGCACTCGCAGGAAGAAGCAGACCGTCATTGCAGCGAGGAGGACAACGAGTTCAAGTTCATCACTTGCGCCTACATCTCCCTCCTCATCCAGAAGACGTCGGACACTGAGGACGCAGATGCGTTCCCATTCGACCTCGATGGCGAACAGTGGGCAATCGGCAAGTTCTTCGCCCAGAAGAAGTCGTACGACACCACGTTCAAGCGTCTCGCTACCTTCGAGGCGTTCAACCCCGGCAAGCCCGTCAGCGATGTCGTCTGGAACCTCTCCAGCGATCTCGTGACCAAGGGTGCCTACAAGTGGTATGTTCCTTCGCTGTCCCCAACCAAGGGAATCGTCGGACCTGAAACCGCGGCTTTCGCCAGCCGCCTCTCGGGAGGTGCTCAGTAATGGGTGCCTTCGTCCCACCGCCGCCGAAGGAGCTTGTTGAAGCATACATCAACGAGATCAACGGAAACATCGAGGAGATGGACGGCACAATCGTCCAACTCAACCAGATGCTGGCCGCATCACAGGCACGCCTTCACGGGCTGCTTTGCTCGAAGAGCATTCTGGAAAACTGGCTAGGCGAACAGCCGGAACAGCTTGAGCTACCGTTCCCTGAACCGGACAACATCGTCCGGTTCGAGCACGGCAGCAACTAAGCGACATAACGGCGGGTGGGTAGCAGGTCGCTATCCACCCGCTTTACTTTCTACAGACCACCCAAATTATGATTACCTACGCAGTAGACTTTGAAACTTTCTACTCGGACGAATGCTCTGTCCGAGTCCTCGGCAATCGAGGCTATTATTCTCACCCGGACTTCGACGCCTACATGGTGTCAGTCGTCGGCAGCGACGGCTACGAGTTCTGCGGGCACCCCAAGCTTTTTGACTGGAAGATGCTCGAAGGGCAGCGCGTGATCTCCCACAACGCGGCCTTCGACGAAACCCTCTACCTGTTCGGAGTCGAACAGAACTGGTACCCGGAAGTGGCCTTCGCGGAATGGCATTGCACCGCCGACCTGTGCGCCTACTTCAACATCCCCCGCTCGCTCAAAGGCGCGGTCAAGTGGATCTGGAAAGAGGAGATGCCGAAGACCACCCGCGACAACATGAAGAACCGACGCTGGGAACTCATGTCACCCGAGTTCAAGGCAGAGGTCACTGAATACGCCCTCAAGGATTCCCGGTACTGCCTTCGTGTATGGGATGAGCTTTCTGAAAGCTGGCCTGAGCCGGAGAAATGGATCTCCTGCCATACCCGGCGGATGATGCGCCGCGGCTTGCCGATGGACCTCGACATGCTCCACAACAACCTGCGCAACACGAAGCAGGTCCTGTTCGACGCCGAGGCGATGATCCCGTGGGCAGGCGACAAGCCGCTCCTCTCGCCCAAGGCGTTCGCCGAGGAGTGCCGCAAGTATGGCATCGACCCACCAGCCAGCCTCGCCATCGACAGCGAAGAGGCGGATAGCTGGATCGAGACTTATGGTGAGAAGCTTCCGTGGGCGACCGCGGTTCGCAGCTGGCGCAGTGTCAACGCGCTGATCAAGAAGCTGGAAGGCTTCGAGCGCGGCACGCTGGACGGGCGCTACTACGGCGGGATGATGTACTGTGGCGCGCACACGAAGCGTTTCTCAGGTGGGGGCTCCAATGGAAACCTCCAGAACCTGAGCCGAACCACGCTTCACGGAGCCAACATTCGCGGAATGATCTCCGCCGCACCCGGCAATAAGCTGGTAGTGGTGGACCTTTCGCAGATCGAGGTGCGCGTCATCCTGTGGCTGGCGCAGGATCACAAGGCGATGGACCTGATTCGGGAATCCCCTGACGACATCTACGAAGCCTTTGCGGTGATGTTCAAGATGTGGTCCAAGGACCGCGGATCGCTCAAGAAACATGATCCTGTTCTTCGTAACACGTTCAAAACCATTGGGTTAGGTACCCAGTACGGGGCGAGTGCGGCGAAGATCGCATCCATTTCCGGGCAGTCACTCAAGGAAGCGGAGTCCTTCACTGCCCTCTACAAGAAGAACATGAAGGCAGTGGTTCGCCTGTGGAAGGACCTCAACAATAGCCTGACTGCCGCCCGCAAGGACGGAGTGCTGGAGTTTGTCCTGCCATCCGGCAACCGCCTCATCTACCGCGACGTTGCAGCCAGTGGTGGACGATCCACAACCGCCACGCTGGTCAAGAACGGCAGCCCGATGACTGTTCGCCTATGGTTCGGAAGTTTGGTGGAGAATTTATGTCAAGCATTAGCTAGGGATATATTTATGTCATGTGTGAGGCGGATCGAGGAGGCGGGCTATCCGCTTATCCTTCACGTCCACGACGAAGTGGTAATCGAGGTGGACGAAGACAAGGCCGAGCAATGCCTGAGCGATTGCTTGAAGATCATGAGCACCCCGCCGAAGTGGATTTCCGACATCCCGCTGTCCGCGGAGGGGAAAATCCTCGACCGCTACGAAAAGTGAGCTTGACCCCGTCGCCAAACCACCACACACTTCCGCACACTAAATGTTCCGCTGCATCAAGAATCACCGAAGCGATCGGGCTGACCTCGTTCCCGATCCTTACAATTTCAAGGGCGACTGCCCTGCTACTACCAAGGAGGAGCTGCGCAAATGGCAGGGTCTCCCCGACACGAACCACCTTTTCTACTCCCTCTGCGAGGGGGTGAACCCGAACATCCGAATCAAGGTCGATAATCCCGTGGCTCGTGTCTCCGGGTTTATCGGAGACTACGACGTCCCAGCCTACGACGACTTCGAGCTTCGCTTGAAGACCAATCCGCGCATGGTGCTCATGCCGACCTACGCGCACAGGACGCGCAGCGGCAACTTCCGCCTTGTCTGGTTGTTCACCGAGCCGCTGGTCATCTCGGAGGAGTACATCAAGCCCTTCCTGTCCGAGTTCGCCAAGGCGATCAACGCTCCGGCGCTCGCGGCGGGCTTCGACAACTGTTCCTTGAATCCCTCGCAGTACTACGAGGTAGGGTACGACTGGGTTCAGACGGGCGAGTTCGTCCCGCCTGAGTTCATCACCAAGGCGCTGTTCAGCACCACCTCCAAGAAGACTATCGGCACTGACATCAACATCCCGATCGACTCAGTCGAGGAGGAGTGCGTGCGGCGCTGGGCGCATAGGCTTCCGAACGGCCTGAAGATGGGTTCCCGCGTCCCGCTTTTCTGGATTGACGACGGGATCGAACGCGAGGGTGGGCAGGTGGGCGACCACGGTATCATCTGCTTTAGCGATCGCGCCGGAAAAGGGTTCGTCAGCTGGTCTGAGATCCTTGGCGGGGCCTTCGTGTCTGCGTTCGAGCAGAAGAAGGTCAACACGGCGGTCTCCGACATCTGGTACGACGGCAAAAGGTACTACCGCTTCACGGCGAATGGGCTTTTTGACTTCCCCAAGGAAGATCTGACCATGGATTTGCGGTCAATCGGGCTCGCCTCGGAGAAAAAGAAGGGTCAACGGGTGTCGGAGGTCGAGCAAGCCCTGCTCCACATCCAAGCACACAACCGAATCCACGGGTGCGCCCCGATCCTGCACCAGAAAGACAGGATCGTGAAGGTCAACGGCTCGATTGTGCTCAACAGCAACCGCAACAAGTCGGTAATCCCCGCCGAAGCCGCCACTGAAAAGGACTTCCCGTTCCTTTCGGGGTTCTTCCAGAACTTTCTGGACGATCCTGACGGCTCCAGCCCGGCTAATTACCTGTTCGCGTGGATGAAGCGCGCCTACGAGTCGCTTCACTACGGCTATCTCTACCAAGGGCAGGCTGTGATCCTCGTCGGGCCGACCGGAATGGGCAAAACCCTCTTCAGCAACAAGATCCTCGCGGGCCTTCTGGGCGGCGCGGCGACTGCCAGTGACTACCTGCAAGCTCGGACCCAGTTCAACAAGGAACTGGCCGAGAACCCGGTGTGGTCAATCGACGATACCGCCTCGGCAACCAACGCTGCGGACCATCGCAAGTTCACCGAGCTTCTCAAAGCGCGCATCGCCAATCCGATGATCGACGTCATGGCGAAGTATCAGGACAGCGTGCGGATTCCGTGGGCGGGGCGAATCATCATCTCGCTCAACGAGGACGTGCAGTCGCTCGCTGTCGTCCCCTCGCTGGATGTGAGCAACGCCGACAAGCTCCTCGGATTCCGAGTCAGCACCAAACACAAGCCGAAGTTCCCACCGAACCACGAGCTTGAGAAGATCATCTCCGATGAGATGCCCTACTTTGCGCGGTTCCTGCTAGACTGGGAAGTGCCTGAGCAGATCACAGGCAGCGCCCGCTTCGGTGTGGGCCACTACATGCACCCGTTCATCATGAACGCAGCGCGTGACAACGGCAGCCGCGCCCCGGCGATCGAAGCGATCGAAATGTTCGCCCGTGTCCACCGCGAGGCGACTGGAGCTTCCGAGTGGAAAGGCACTGCGACCATGCTGCGTTCGCTGTTCAACGACTACGCGGACCTCAGTGGTCTCAGCTTCAGCCGTGACCAGTATGCCCTCGCCCGCGGATTGGCTTCTGCTGAAGAAGCTTTCAATACTGACATGCCGAATGCTAGGCCCGTGACTTCCGAGTCACGCGGCAAGGGCAAGCGGTACACGATTGACCTCGATAAGAAATACGACGATGAAGAGGACTGACATGCTCACCCAACCACGAATCTCGCAAGCCACATTCCCGGGTTCCCCAAAAGTGCGGCTGTACTTCATCGCGTTCGAGGGTTCCTACGTGGAAGTCTCGATCACGAATACTGGAGACGTAAACATGAACGCCAATCTCACTGGAGAACCCCCGGAAGGAGTGCTTGGCGAGTGGATCGAGCAAGTGTCAAAGGACGCAGCGGAATCCTTCGGGGGCTCCGCGACTCAGCTCAGTGACGCGATTGTGAAAGGACTCTACGACCAATGAGACACTCAAGGAAGGTCCGCGTATTCGACGCCTGCTGGAATGCCACGATCGACGTGGTCTGGGGGCTGGACCTGCCGAAGTTCGTCAAGCTTCTGGAGCAGCAGTACGGGACCTTCCTTGAGGACGAGGCCGAGACAGAAGGCCAATGCGTTCAGTTCGATGGACCCCGCGGTGGGGCGGACGTGCTGATCTACCAGCGAGCTTGGAGGTCCGATCCCTCCAGCTGGGGTACGCTGGCGCATGAATGCTTCCACGCCTGCAATATCCTGCTCGCCGAGCGCGGGCAGAAGTTTGACCCGGCGAATGACGAAGCCTACGCATACTTCTTCAGCTCAACGATCGAAAGGATCGGAGAGCTGATAGAGAAGAAGGAAGCTCGCCTTAGCCAAGAGGCGCGGCGACGTAAGCGCGCACGGAGCCACTCGTAAGGGTGAACGCCGTGAAGTTACCGTACAGGATAAATCCTGCGGGATAGGCGAACCCGGTCGCGACATCTCCGCTGTGCGTCAGATCGGTCAACGTGGCGAACGTGGTGGCGGTGATGCAATGAATCTCGGAGAACTGCCCCGTGATTGCGGTTGTTCCTGTTTCGGTTACGGCCCCGTAGAATCGGGCGGGTTGTTTGACTAGCATGTTAGTAGAGGTTGAATGGGCGAGAGGCTCCTTCACCGAAGCCGGATAGTTGGATCATCGGTCGGGCGGAACCGCGTGAAGCGTCCAGCTCTTCTTCGAGCATTTGCTTGCATACACCCCAGTGGTAATTGGCGCGCTGAACGTCAGCGTTGTCCTCGGCGATCCGCCCAAGCAGGGCGTGCTTGAGGGCGTTGATGTTTCCGAGATGCACGATTCCATCACCAGAAGTCAGGTATGGGGCTTTCCGTTTTACGAGAAGCGTGACTACTGAATCGGTGCGGGCGTCAGTGACCTTGAATCGGCGGAACTGGGTGACCCCGCTTCCGGGGGGAATAGTCGCTAAGACAATGGAACTCCCAGCAATCCTAATGTCCAATTCAAACGGGGCATTCTCGTAGGTAACAGATAGTGGCCGCTGAATAGGAGTCCCGTCAAAACTAATTGTGCCTGCCTCTGTTGTGGATAGGACGCCCGTTAGAACAGTCCCGGAAGCCACATCCAAAGCTTTAACAACTATTGAGGTGCCTTCTGTTTCGTCCAAAGTCACAACAGTTGATCCTCCCCGCGGAAGCACTTCCAGAGAATCAAAGGATGCGCTAGTAATATCCGTTTCAGAATCCAGATCCAAGGCAGTGTAGAAGTCCACCATAAGAGGGCAATACCCCAAGTCAATCAGACCGTAGAAACCGGGAACCTGTTCCTGTCTTCCGATCATGCGGATGTCGTGCCACATGTTGCGCACTGGGCGAGGGATATTGTCCACAGTCGCGGACAGGACCGACTCGGTATCCTCTGGAAGGCTCACGTAACCGTCCCCAGCGTCCAGCTGGATCTCGTACATGGTATCACGCCAGAAGCCCATCGAATAGACTCTCGGCAGTACTTGGTTCAGGGCGGCAAGAAAGTCCCCACCCGGCTCGATGTATTGGCCGAGTTGCTGGGAAATCTGTGCGGCAGTGAGTGCAGGCATGGTGAAAGGATACTGGTAAATGATAAGGGATTCAAGGCGCGACTTCGCTACGCAGGGCTTGAACAATGTTTTCTGCTTGAATCAGGGCTTTCTCACGGGTTTCGTGGTCGCCATAGAACTGTCCAACGTGGACCGCGTGGGCTCTGAGCCGCTGTAGCGCAGCCATCGAAGGGCTCAGCTCCTGTGAGGCGACAAGCATGCCATCCTCCACGAACCGACCGCAGCTCTCCCGCTTCAGGGCCTCTCCAATGATCTTGTCCTCCTCCTGCCCGGAAAGCCCTTGGAGCAGTGGCACCATCTCCGCCCAGAACACCCGCAACGAGAACCAGCCACGATTCTGTGGGCGAGGGCACCCGCGAACAGCGCAGCCTTCGTCAGGCAGATCGAAGAAGGACGGATCGAGGATCATGATGTCGGCGTCCACCGTGGCGAGGGTGTCACACTCCGGGAACCTGCGGTGCGCCTCGGCGAGTGCTCGGGTGACGCCGCCTGCCCAGCCGCCTTCGCCACGCATGCTCCACGGGATGACCGGGTAGCCTTGGGTGTTGGCTGGAAACTGCTCGTCGTCACAGACGATGATCCTTGCGTCTGGGACGCACTGCAACGCCTCGATGCACAGCGGCGTGAGCAACCGATCCTTGGCGCAGGTGAAGACGAGAATCCCGATCATGGAGCATCATCCGGCAGGATACTGGTGTAGAAGAAGTCACTGCGGAGCTTCTGGTTGAACCCATTGCTCGTGACGGTGCCGATCTCCACGGCGCAGGCACCGCCCGCGGTGGCGGGAAAAAGCTGCGGTGTGCCAATCCCGACTGAGACGTTGGTGATTGCGAATTCGTCAACGTCAAACTTGAGGCAGATGATGGCTCCATCTCCAGCAGACACCACCTGCGGGCCTGCTGTAAACCCTGCGGGTTCATAAAATGTCTGAACAGCAGAGCCACCTTGGCTACTCTCGATGTATGCGATAAGCAACCCCGGATAGATCAGCACCCCAGACTCAACGCGCTTGCCATAGAAGGCGTGTGGCCGCAAGTCGTCGTAGTAGGTGATGGGCTTTCTGGTCTGCTCTAGCCCGCTAACTTCGATATCAAACGGAGACTTGGGGATGCGCCCGACTTCAGGTAACGCCGGGTTCGGAAGTCCTGACTCCCGGCGGAGCCACGAAGTTCCGTCCATAGGAGCCGGAGCCTGATACCTTTGATCTTGTCCGAGATAGGGTAGTTCTCCGTTGTTCATGCAGGTCGAGGGAGGGTGAACTCGGTAACAATGTACCCGCCTTTGTATGGTCTGGACTCAGTCCACACAATTTCGTCAGGCCAGTCAACGAAGTTGGTAGCTGGGAAAGGTTTGATGTAGGTTTTGGGACCCCACTCGGGGTCAAAGGATCCGATGATACAGCGGCCTTCAATAGCGCCATGGAGGCAAGGGGGGAGGCTCCAGCTTATTAACGGCGAGTTGAACTTCGCCCCTTCAGGAATCATTTGGTTCGGCGATGTGATGGTCGGCGAAGCCAACTGCCACCACTCACGAACACGCGCGACTTGAGGTCCCGAGAAGCCCTGCTTGAATGTGAAGTCCGGGATTGCAACATCCCGCCCTAGAACTGAATCCCAAAACGTATACGTAAAGTCCGTAAGGACAGGGGGCCACTCGTAGTTGACGATCGTGTACCACTCGCGGATCTCGGTGCTGGCGACAGTTTGAGTTTCCTTGATGGCTTGGCAAGCATCCACCGCTCGGTAAGTGATGAGCCGCCCATCGGAAGTGACCGTGGCTGGTGCGACCGCAGCCGCGAGTACCGAATCCTGAAGTACAGTGAACGTAGCTCCAGTTCGCTCATCGAGCTCCGTACCTGTCAGAGTGCTGGGGATGCCTGACTGGGTGGTGGTAGCTACTGTTTGCACCAGTCCAACCTTCTCAACGACGACCTCCTGCTGGTCAACCACAGTTGGGCTTGATGGAGTTGAAGCCGTGCTCGTTACCGTAGTGACGGTATCCGTGCTGGTCGCTTGGGGGCAGAAAAACTGCGACGGGCGAAGCTTAGAAGAGGTCCTCCGGTAGACGGTATCCACATCAAGGAAAGTGCGCTCAGTAACCGCATACCAGTTCTCCGAAAGCTGATTGACGTTTGAATAGGCCCCGTCGGAACCCCCGTTCCAAGCGTCGTTGGCTACTGCCTGCTCAATCGTGGTACTTCCATAGAAAATCTGCCCCCGGTAATACAGCGTCGTGGTATCAATGTCGCCCTTACCGGTTTTCTGGCGAACTCCAATCTCAGTAATCGTAACACGCTTGACGTAAGTCAGCTGCTCAACAATGAATACTGAATCGAGTTCCCGATCCCCGATTCGTTTTTCCTCGCGAGTGGCAAGGATAAATGATTCGGTGAACAGGCCCGTAGGAGTGTTGGGCATCGCGGTGCCCATGGTCGGCGTGAGCGGAACGTAGCCATCACGAAGGTTGACGTAGGTGCGGGTGACCGCGCTGAACTTGTTTCCGCCGATGTCGGCGACTGTGTGCTCCCAGTTGTACTCGTCCTGATCCTCCCGTGGCGCTGCGTAGAAGAACCGGTAGAGAAGTCCCTGCTCGTCCGACGTCGGCTGGGCGAAACAGAATACGTGGTTCGGGTAGTTCTTGTCATTCGGGTGTGGCGTACCGAACTCTGGAATCTCCCGTTTGGAAGTATCCACGGTTTCAGACACGATGTAGTCCGCGACGTCCGGGGTAACGAACGCCTTGAGCTTTTGCCGTACTGGCGAGAGGTCTGAGATTGAGATAGACATTAGGTTAGGCGGACATGGAGGGCTCCCGAGCTGTGGTAATAGATAGCCCCGATTGGAACTCCGTTCGAGGCCGCATCGCCATCACCGCTGTAAGGTCCAACGGGAGCGTTGAGCACGGCTATGGTTCCCAAGCCCAGAGTAGTGCGCTGGGCAGAAGCACTAACGTCGTCGAGAAGGGCTAGGCCCGCAGCGGTAGGGGCGGCGGATGCGAAGCCCAAAGTTACTCGTTGGGCGGCGGCATTGGCATCGTCGAGAAGGGCGCGACCCGCGGCAGTGCAGGGGATCTCTTCCACGTTGCCCGCACCAGCAGTAGACCTACCAAGGATCGTGTCCGTCGCGGAGACGTTCTGCATCTTGGCGTAGGTCACTGCGTCGTTGGCGATCGTCGCGGCGAAAGATCCTGTGCCCGAACCGGTCACGTCGCCTGTGAGAATGATTGTCTGGTTCCCGGTGTTTGTTCCAGAGCTCGTGCCGCTGAACGTGCCACTGAACGAGCCATTGAACGTGCCGCTGAAGGTTCCGTTCTGGGTGGCGAGTGTACCCAAGCCAAGAGTAGTGCGCGCAGCAATGGCATCCACGTCGTCCACGAGTGTGAGACCGAAAGCAGACACGGTACCAAGAGCAGCTGCCGAGCTGCTCGTGAAGTATGGAAATCTATTGGCCGCAGGAGTAAGCCCATCCAGAGCGTCGATTGCGGCGGGGATTGAGGCGAGATCAGAGTAGGGAACTGTAGCCGTGCTCGTGTAGGTTGCCGCGCCAGTGCGCTTCAGGTATCCGGTAGTCGCCACGCCTGATACGGCGAGTATTTCCGCGCCTAGGGTCAGAACACCAGACGAAAAAGTGAGGCCGCTGCCGAGCGAGATGGTCTGGGCGACTCCAGTTCCTGCGGTGTAACGACCGAGAAGTCGCGCTGTCGGAACACTGGCGATCTGACCAAATGCAAGAGCAAGAACATCCGTGCCACCAGACTGATGGGTAACCGCGTGTGGAGCCGGAATTCCTACATCGGAAACAATGAGAGTGACTCGGTCAATCGGCATAAGTGATAAGTGGTTCGTGGTTCGGCTCTGGCTCGGGCTCTGGCTCCGGCGGTGCGGTGTAGCTGAACGCCGTGCCGTCGAAAGCGTATCCATCAGGCATCACCACGATGCAGCGTTCCGGGAAATCCGTCTTCTCAAGCTGCGCGTTGATGGCCGCACCCAGTTCAGTGTTGCCAATGAATCGAGCCAACGAGAGGGGGGTATTGGCGTTCAGGCTGTCCACGATTACCCGCGGATCACGGTTCCAGAACTGATGGTAGCACTGGTTCTGGGTGAGCGCGTAGTGGCGTGCTGCCTTGGTCTGGGTCAAGGCAAGCTCGCGGTTGAACTCGATAGGTGTGAGGGGTTCGATCATAGTGGTGTTAATTCAAAGGAGTGGCTTCGATGTAAGACCCTGCGGCTCGCGTAGCGGACGCTCCAGTGCTTACCCAAGCGAATACAAAGTTTCCAGCGGCTGATGTATTGATGACGCCGTCAAACATCACTTGTTGAGTTGTTGCACCGACCCCGTTATGGAGTGAAAGTGACGTATAGGGCGTAAGATTTGATGCCCCTGCGTTGAAAGTGAAGCCCGGACGGATTGCCAGCACGTTTTCAAATGTGCAATTTGGACCCCCAATATTTGAACTTAAAACCCCACCAAGCTGTCCTACAAGTTTCACCATGCCCCTGATTCGGTAGGCTTTTCCAGAAGCAAGCGGAACACTCAAAACTCCATCTGCGCCAGATACCCCAGCCGCCCGGACTAAGTCTGTCGTTGCAACTGCCCGAACCACTCCTGCCAGAGAAAGTTCTGGGTAGCCCGTGCAGTTTGTCAGTGTCCCAGAAGTCGGAGTTCCGAGAATTGGCGTCGTCAGCGTCGGACTCGTCGCAAAAACAAGCGAGCCTGATCCGGTTTCACCCGTAACAGCCGCAGCAAAGTTCGCGCTTGTCGGAGTCGCAAGAAACGTGGCGACGTTGGTTCCTAGTCCCGAAACCCCGGTGGATATCGGGAGTCCCGTGCAGCTCGTAAGCGTCCCGCTTGATGGTGTTCCGAGTGCGCCGTTGAACGTGACAAATGCACCCGCGCTTCCGACGTTGACCGCAAGGGCGGTAGCCACTCCGGTTCCGAGGCCAATCATATCGGAGGTGGACACTCGGCCTTCTGGGTCTGTAACAATGGCAGCAGTTCCACTTGCTCCATTGACCGGGAGTAAAACTGGAGGATCAATAGAAAATATTGGATCGGAACCCGGACCAGTGTGACCGCCCCACCCAAAAAGTTTCCATGGTTCGTATGATTCGCTAATTTTGGAAGCTAAATAGCTATTTGTCCCATCGTCAAAACTAAGGTTCCAATTGTCTGTGCTAGTAGCCCTTAACTCAGCATTACCGGGGCCAAACCATTGCCTTCTCCCATTGTTTAGCGTTGTTGACTCAACAAGTGGTCCCGGAAACGCGGGCGTAGTGCCAGTGACAGTGATTGTTGAGAGGCGTGGAATCAGCCCGCTAATATCTTGGTCGCCAGTATTAGTTCCGCTGCTGGTGCCACTGAAAGTGCCGTTTTGCGTGGCAAGTGTGCCGAGCCCAAGGTTCGTCCGGGCCGTGGAGACGCTGGCGAGATCGGAGAGGTTGTTGGCTCTGGCGGCATAAAGAGTCGCTGCGCCCGATGGTGTCAGGTAGTCCGTTCCAGCTGTTGCGGCAAGCACGGTTGAGCCGCTACCCTTTAGCAAACCCGTAATATTGGTCGTGGTCGAGGTCGTAACCGTGTTTGGCCCTGCGGCTCCGGTTGTGCCAGTAGCCCCGCGAGGAATTCCAAAGTTGAAGATCGCCGCAGTAGACGTTCCACTGTTGGTTACAGTGGCGCTTGTCCCGGGGGAGAGCGTAGTGGTCGCACCCACTGTGAGGGTTCCAGACGGACCAGTAGCGCCCACATCCGAAAGGACAAGGGTCACATCGTCTCCTACGCTGTCTACAAGAAGTGGCATTAGTCGATTGGGGAAATGTCACCTAGCACCGTGAGGTCCCCGTAAATGGGGCGGGTTACAGCCCCGACGCGCTTATAGGCGACGTCATAGGTGTAGGTCAAGTTGGGTGAAAGGAGGCGCGTCTTCGCGCGAGTAAGAACGAACGTATAGACGCCCGGGGCGTCCTCGGCAACTTCGTAGCTCGTGACGATTGGAGTCTTGTACTTCAGGCGAACGGCACAGGTAAAATCAACTCCGGTTACGGGAGCGCCGTTGTCATCCAAGAAAGTAATCGCGAATCCGCAATCACTATCCCGGCTCAGGGAACGTGGGATTTCAGTTGCCATCTTTGTAAAGAACGATAGCGTCGGCGTAAGCCTCGGCGAGCTTGGAGTAGTTGATGGAGTAGAAGTTCCACTCGCGATCGTTGGATCCGAAGAAAGG